AGGTTTATTAAAGATATTGGATTTACTTCTGGACTTGAAATCCTCAATGATAATCCGACAGGAACTTCTGGAATTGTTTTGGATTTAGATAATGTCGATGCTCCTTCTATTCTCTTTAATGGGAGAGGGGGCGGGCGGGATTTTATCCAACTAAGAAACGACACAAGAATTACTGGATCTTGTACTATTCGCTCAGCAGCCACTACTATATTTGACTCTACAGGAATTGGCACTTTAGTAATGAATGACGTTGGATGTCTTGTACCAGATTCCTTTGGATCTGCTATTACAGCAAGTCTTCGTTCAAACTACATCGGTGTAATTTCTATATCTGCTACAACTCATGATATTTATACAGATGCTTGGGGAACCATTATTGCAGGAAATTTAACAATTGCAAGTAACGCTTCTTCATACCCGTGTTATTTTAATTATGACGCAACTTCGTATCCACTTGGAACTGTAACTTTAACTGGCACAAATCCAGCTCAGCTTGTTCAAACTTCTGTTGCACAAGCAATTCGCTATACTCCAATTATTTCAGGAAATTGGGCAGCTCCGGCTCCAACGGAAGTTAAAGCTGCTTTAGATAGTTTAGCTGCTAACAAAATTGCTATAACTGAAAAAGCTGCAATAAATGGAGTTGCTTCTCTTGATGAAACTGGTAAAGTTCCTCTTTCTCAGCTTCCTGCATCTACATTTTCAGCTGATGTATTAGAGTTTGCTAATTTAGCAGCATTTCCTATACCCGGAGTGGCAGGAATTGTATACGTAGCGTTAGATACTAATAAAATATACAGATGGAGCACAACAGTTTATACTGAGTTATCTACGGCACCTGTTACTTCAGTTAATGGAAAAACTAATGCAGTTACTCTAAACGCAATAGATGTTCCATTTTCTCCTACATTAACTATTTCATCAGATAATGTGCAAGATGCTATTGTTGAAATACAAGCTGCAGCCACGGGAACGGCTATTTATCAAGATACAAAAGAGCCTACTGGGTTTATTAATAGAACAGATTCAACAACAAGTTTCATTGATGGATCTAGACTTTTTGCAATAGCTCCGGTTAGTGCTTCTTTTAGCTTTTATATTAAAGGCACCAAGTTTACAAAAACAACTTCTCAACAAATTACGATTCCTAACCTTGCTGGAAATCATTATATTTACTTTAATACTTCTGGAGTTTTAGAATCTACCCAAATATTTAGTAGTGATATTATTGAGCAGAATGCTTTTGTTTCAGTTATTTATTGGAACACAGATTTAAATACCCACACGTATTTTGCAGAAGAGAGACATGGTATAACGATGGATGGGGCAACTCACATATACCTACATACTACTTTTGGAGCAAGGTACTTATCAGGATTAGCCTTACAAGGTTTTACGCCTGATGGCAATGGTAGTCTTGACGCACATGCTCAGTTTACCGCTGATGAAGGCTCTATTAGAGATGAAGATATACTTTTATCAAGTGCAGCTCAGGCTCAGATTCCTATTCTTTTCAGACAGGGTCAGTTATGGAGAAAAAAAGCAGCGGATGCATTTCCTTTAATCTATAGCGGTACAGCTGGATATACAGGAGTCAATGGAAGAATACCATTCAATGAATTTGCTGGCGGATCTTGGCAGTTAACACAAGTAAGTAGTGCAAATTATGTATTAGTACATTTTTTTGCAACAAACGATAAAGAAAATCCTATTGTTGGTATTCAAGGTATTGCTCAATATAATAATGCTCCCCAAGCAAAAGCTGCGGCAAGTACTGAAATTACTAGTCTATCTGGACTTCCTTTTGCAGAATTTGTAGCAATTGGTACAGTTTTGTTCCAAACTAATACTTATGCTAATACTCCAGATGCTAGGGTTGTGAGTGTAAATGGAGCTACTTACATTGATTTTAGAGGAACTCAGCTTTATACTCCAGCTGGAGAAGCGACTACTCATAGTCTTTTGTCAGGATTAAGTAACGATGATCATATCCAATACCATACTGATGCTAGAGGAGATATCAGATACTATACAAAAGCTCAGGTAGATACCCTAATAACTGGAATAACATCTACGGGAGACATTGATGAGAAGTTGTTTAGCATTTCAAATTCACAGGCACTTCCAGACAATGTCCATAATTTTGTATTTTCAAATTCAATTGTAAGAGCATTTGAAGCACTTGTATCTATTGAAATAGAGGCGACCGCTTCATTGTATGAGACTGTTAAGATTTCAGGAATTCAGAAAGGATCTGACTGGGATATCACTCTTATTTCTAGTGGAGATATTAGTGGTGTGGCCTTTAGTATTACTACTTCTGGTCAAATCCAGTATACGTCGGATAACGTGGCTGGTTTTGTTTCTGGAATCCTTAAATTTAGGGCAATTACAACCTCAGTATAATGTAATTTCGGCTATTTAAATACGGCATAGAAAGCACCCTTATAATACAGAGGTAACATGGCACAGGTAAAGCCTAATCCAAATTCATTCTATGATCCGGGCTTAATTGTCAAGGAAATCCATGACTTACATGCTAAGTCTATTAGGGTATCCGATACTAGGTCCGTAGTAGATAAGTTTTATACTCACTTTAGAGTTTTATACACTGAGCTAAATTTACCATCAGAAGTTTCTTATTTTAGAGGAACAAGATCTCATACAACTATAATAGGCTGTGTTGCCGATGTTGAAGCCTCCCTCCAAAATTCATATATTAAAATATACTCTTGTCCAGATAATACCCCATTCCATATTTGGTTTAATGTAGATAATCTAGGAGTTCCTCCAACAATTCCCGGATCTACACCGATTGAGATTCCTATAAATAAAAATGAAGGATCTTCTGTTATATCTATGGCTGTGGGTTTGATTATAAACTCTTTGTTTAAATCTGATTTTTCAGTATCTAGATCTAATTCGGTCGTTGAGATTACAGCTGTTGGAATGGGTGAGATACTTGATTCATCAGAGGAAGGAACTGGGTTTGCGTTAGTAAACTCTAGAGGAGAGCAAGAATTAGCTAGTTATATTCAAATAGGGTATCAGGATCTGCATCCTGTATATAAAGGACAAGTTTTAAAGAATTACATATTTAATGTGTTCTCTGGACAATTTGAAATTAAAGAAGAACTTCCAACAACCATTCAAGAAGTAGTCTGGGATGAAATTGCAACAACATTTCCACTTGAAAATCAAGAGCTGTATTCTTATAAATATAATTCTAATTTAGTTCAAGAAATGCTAGTAACCTATATTGATGCGACAAAAAAAGCAATAGTGTCTATTCAAAAGACAAGGTATTAAATGTCTTGGAAATTTGACCCATTCATTATGAATCTAATCTGGGTAGCTCCAATTCCTATCGTGGAAGATGTGGGCGATATTGATTTGGGTACGATGGATAGCGATCTCATGATTGATATGGGTTCTAGAGAGGATAGTCCTTCTGGCATTGATCAAGGATTAAGAGTATACGATGGCAATTTTTAAAGCTCCCAAATTAACCAGTGCTCAAAGAAATAACCTCGTTCTAGAGGTTAGTGAACTTGTATATGACTTAGATCAAAAAGCATTTTACGGTGGAGATGGCTCTGTATCTGGTGGCTTTTTAGTTGGTGCTACCTCCGGCTTTATTGTTGAAACAATTGAATTAACGCAACAAAATATAAATGATAAGTTTGTGACGCTTGCGCAAACACCCTTAATTCCTAGTGCTGTAATTGTTACTCCAGAGGGTGGAATATCTCAAGTTAATGGAGTTGATTATAGTATTATCGGTAGTAAATTATCATGGGAAAATTTAGGATTAGATGATTTTTTAGATAGTACAGATGTACTGATAATTCAGTACTGACCCCCGCCATAACAAAAACAAGGAGAAATCATGGCCCAGCAAATTAAAAAGAAGTTTATCCAAAACGACGCAGTCGATGGACAAAAACTTAAACTTCAAAAAGACCAATCAATTCGTGGTCAGAAACAGGATGGATCAGAAGTCGAATTATTAAAAATGGATGGTAGCGATAAGCTAGTATCTGGTGGACAAGAGCTTGCTTTTAAAGAAGTTGTAGACGCTCAGGTTTCAGATCTTCAAGGTAAACTTGAGACTGAAGAGACTTCTCGTCAGCGAGAAGATCAAAATCTTAGTACTATTATTGATGAAGAAGTTCAGTCATTAACTGATCTTATAAACGAAGAATCTTCTGATATTCGTGGAGAATTTGCTCTTGCTGACGCAAATCTTCAGTCTCAAGTTAATACTGAAAAAGGTCGCATTGACGCTATCCTTTCCGCTTCTGATGCTGATAAAGATTCATTTGCTGAAATTGTTCAATTGATTAACTCTGTTGATACGACGAACGACCAAGCTTTTGCCGGCTACGTTACTTCTAATGATGCAGCAGTAGCAGGGCTTGATGGTCGCCTCGACATTCTTGAGCCAAAAGTCACAAGTCTTGAATCTGGTCTTTCTACAGCTGAAAGCAACATCACAAGTCTTGAATCAGATATGTCTGAGGCTCAAGCTAGTCTCTTAACTGTAGGATCTGATTTAGATAAAGAAATTGACGATAGAGCTGCTGCAGTTTCTACTGAAGCTTCTACTAGACAATCTGCTGATTCTATTGAGCAAGCTGCTCGTATTTTAGCCGATGCCGAACTTCTAGGAGAAATTGATTACGTAAATAGGATGGGGAATGATCGCTGGGCTGTAAGTCAAGATCGTTGGGCTGTAAGTCAAGCTGCAGATATCACCATTCGTGGAGAATTTGCTCTTGCTGACGCAAATCTCCAGTCTCAAGTTGATACTGAAAAATCTCGAATTGACGCAATTCTTTCTGCTTCTGATGCGGATAAAGATTCGTTTGCAGAAATCGTTCAATTGATTAACTCTGTTGATGTTGGAAATGATTCAGCTTTTGCCGGCTACGTTACTTCTAATAACACAGCTTTGGCTTCTGAAGCTTCTGCTCGTGCTGCTGCGGATGTTGATCTTGCTTCTGACATTGACGACCTCGATGGTTATGCTCAAGATATTAGATCTGATGTTGATGATCTTGATGGTTATGCTCAAGACATTCGTTCTGATCTTGATTCAGAGATGTCTCGTGTTGCTACAGTTGAGCAAGGCTTTGACTCAAGACTCGATGCTCTTGAAGCACGAACATTCAGTAATGAAAAATTGACTGTTGTTGCAGAGCAGCTTGATTTCGTTGAGTTAGCTATCACAGCTATGAAAATCATGTCGTGTGCAGTAGGTCGTCTTGCTGTTCATGAAGGTGAGGATTTTGATGTTACTGTTGTAAACGGTAAGTCTCGCATAGTTTGGAAAGGGTCTCTCCTATCTCCATCTGGTGAAGAAGCCATCGAAGCAGGAATGAACGTTTTTGTTGTCTACGCTTATTAATTAAGAGCGGCACCGATTTTACTCGGTGCCGTTATTATGTTGACTAATTTAATTTAAGAAGGAAATTAATCCTTCTTTTATAGGAGTAATAATGGCTATATTTAATGTGCGGAAAAACGGGTCAGGTACGCACACTGACATTGCAAGTGCCTATATGGCAGCTTCTTCTGGTGATACAATCGACATTGGAGAAGGAACTTTTACTGAATCAATCGAAGTTTTTAAAAACAATCTAACCTTTGTTGGTGCAAGTAAAGAAACCACAATCATTCAGGGCATACCTTTTGCTGCTGTCCAAACAGTTTCAGTCTGCTCTTGGACTTCTGGTGACAACTATTTCACTGTAGGTGGAGTCGCAGCCTTGCCTGCTTTCACAGTAGGTATGTCTGTCAGTGATAGTACAACAGGAGCTAACACTCCATCGGCTGCACAGATTACATCAATAGATGTTGCCAATCGAAAAATTTATATTAATAAAAATTTCACAACAACTCTTTCCAATAAAATTATAAAACATTGGGGGAAAGTTGGGGCTATTGAATTACGGGCTTCTGGCTTTACAATGTCGAAGATTAAAGTAATAGACGATTCTAGCTCTCAAGCCGATGGTAACGCTTCTGCGATTTATATCGGTGCCTCATTAGCGAATCAGGGTGCAAGTAAAGTCACTGGCACATCGTCTACTGGCTTTAGCATTTCAGACTGTGAATTTGTTGCCGCTGGCGACTACGCTATGCACGCAGACCCGAACGCCGCGGTCGGTAATGGCTCCGTAACAAATTGTTTATTTTCTGGAAAAACTTTTTCAGGTGTAAACCCCGTTGCTGGTGCTGTTCGTCAAGGTGTAGTTTTCCAAAGTGCAAACTTGCCTATCACTTTTACTGGCAACAAATTGGATGTGATCTGCGGTGGGATGACAACAGGTGGCGTTTACTCTGGAAACCAAATTGCAACAATTGATGCTTATGGGTCAATCGTAACAGGCAACGAATTTAAAGGTAAAGCTGTTAATCCTTCTGGGGCATATTTCAACATGACTGGTCTTTCCTTAAGAATGAGAGGAGGAAATGCTACTGTTAGCAATAACGTCATTAAAGGACTGGGCGGTCTAGTTACTTATGGTTATTTAATTCTGCCAAGTTACACAAATCTTGCTGGTAAAACAATACCAGTAAACGAAGTTGTTACTGTCTCTAATCGTTACTTTAAATGTACGCAAGCACATCTTTACGCTGCAGATAAGCATCCGGTCACAGGTGCTCTTGCGTCATCTCATTGGAATGAGTTAACAGGGGACATTCCTGCTTTATTGATTGCAAATGGAAAAGCAAACTATCAAGCAAATTCAGGAACAAACATCACTGTAACTGCGGGCCTTGTCTCTACATCTCAACCATCTGCTGGGCAACCAATTGCTACAAACTTAGACAAAGCTCAATTAAAACTTGTGCCTAAATTATCTAGTTCTGCTGCCTTTGCTGATGATACAAGTTGGGAACTAGTTTCTTGTATTTTCAAAAAAGCTGGCGGTTCTCAAAGAATCGTTATGTCGTTCAGAGATTTTTCTGCCCAAAAACTTGGCAAGCTAAAAGCTGGTATGGTTGGGGGTGATAATTTTCAATTACATAAAATTATTATCTCTAAATCGGACAGAGCCTTGCTAGTGCTTAGTCGAGCCGATATCGCTGAAGCTTCTGATAATGACTTCTCTTTAAAGTAATCAAGGCAAGATATTGAACTAGAAATATGGACTACTAATTTTAGTATCTTACCTAATGAAGGGGTGGTTTATCCACCCCTTTTTATATCTTATAACTACTTAATTTTATTGTATTAAAGTCTAAATTACATTCTTTGGCTATAACACCCTTATAATATGTAGCAATAAGGAGCTGTAAACTATGGAAAAGAAAGCAAAAGCTAAGTCTGCAATGCTAAAAGAACTTTCAAAGGAGATGTCTGACGATATGTATTCTCCAATGAAGGATATGATTGGCAAAAAAGGTCTTAAGAAAGTATCCGTTATGTCTGATTCTCCTGAAGGTCTTAAAAAAGGTTTATCAATGGCTGAAAAGCTTATGAAACTTAAAAAAGATCAATCTCCTTCAGAAGATGAAGAAACAGAATCCGAAGAACAATCTTGCTCCAGTTGTAAAGGAGAGGGTTGTGACATGTGTGAAGATGGAGAAGAAAGCTCTTCAGACGAATCTGAAGAAAGTGCTTCCTCCGAACTTCCAGAAATGTCTCCTTCAGAAATGGAAGCTGCCTATGAGATGCTTAAGAAAAAACTCGGCAAATAATTAAGGTTTAAAATGAGTAGTATTTTAAAGACTGCAGATTTGATACGAAGTATCAAGCGTAGAGCTATGATACCTACAAGTCAAGAAACATTCACAGACACTGACTTATTAGAAATGGCTACAGAAGAAGTTAACTTAGGTTTAGTTCCTCTAATTCAAAGAATGCATGAAGAACATTTAGTGCATTATATTGATGTTAAACTCGAACTAGGTAAAAAAAGATATCCCATTCCCTCTAGAGCACATGGTAACAAATTAAGAGATGTTGCTTTAATTGATGAAAACGAAAATGTTTTTGAAATGCACAGGTACTCATTAAATGAATTATCTGATTTTTCCAATACTACAGCATACATTAATGCTCGTGGTTTCTACTTAGAAAATAATGATGTTATTCTAACAAATTTTCAAACAAATATAGGTCAGAATTTACGTATGTATTTTCATATGCGCCCAAATTCTTTAATATTAGAATCTAATGGTGCAGTAATTGAAACTATAACCGATTTGGTAGAAGTAGATAAAATTACTCCTATAACTAAAAGTATAACTTCTCTTACTCCAAGTGGATCTAAAGCTATTATCACATGTCCAGATCATGGAATAAGTAATGGAAAAAAAGTATCCTTGTCTGGAATTACGTTATCTGACCTAAGTATTTTTAGTGGTATTTATGAAATTTATGTTATTAATCCAAATAGTTTTGGTATTACATCTTCTATTTCTTTATCTGGAACTGGCGGTAGTGCTTCATTGATGCTTGATGTAAAAAGTATTAAATTTAAAACATTACCAAGTCACATGATAGCAGATGAATTATTTGATTTTGTTCAGCATGTCTCCCCAAATAAAATTCTATATTATGATATTATCAAAAATGACATAAGTCCATCGCTAAATACTATGAGCTTTCCTGCTTCTAGTATCCCTGATATTCAAATAGGGGATTATACTACTGCTGCGGAAGAGACAATTGTACCCAATATCCCATCAGAGCTACATCCAATATTAGCACAAAGAGTTGCTATTGCCTGTTTAGAAGCTATGGGAGATGAGCAAAATAAGCAATCGGCTGAAAGAAAACTAGCGGCTATGGAAAAGGACGCAGGAACTTTTCTAGATAATAGGGTTGAAGGCGCACAGGTAAAAATTAAATCAAGACACTCTCCTTTAGTAAATACATTAAATACGCTAGGAAGACGAAATAGAAGGTGGTAATCAGTGCCTATATTAACTATAAATCGCGGGCTAGTAACCTCTCCAAATGAATTGGCAAGGCCTGATGGTGCCGCTGATGTATTGGATAATTGTGTAATTGATTCCGACAATGTTGTAGAACCTAGGAGAGGTTTTGCGGAATTTGGAAATGCTACAGATGATGAATCTGTTGTTAAGCAATTGTTAACATATAAAGGTAGAGTATTACGACATTTTGCAAATAAACTAAGTTTTGACTCAACTGGTAATGGATCTTTTTTAAATTTCTCTGGAACTTATAGCGAACTGGTGTCTAGGCTTAGAATTAGATATTTTGAACTTAATTCAAATTTATACTTTACTACTAGTGAAGGGATCAAGAAGATTTCTGCAAAATCTGCAGATGATTTTTCTAATTCTGCGGAATATATAACAAAGGCTGGTGGAGTTAAAGCCACTGGTTTAGAGTTAAACTTAGTACCATCCGCTTCAGGATTTCTTCCTGCACAATCTAAGGTGGCTTATAAAGTACTGTGGGCTAAAAAAGATGTAAACGGTAATATTATACGGGGAGTACCTAGCTCTAGACATGTTATAACAAATATATCCCAAGATATAAATGTGGGTGAGAGTTTTACAGCCACTATATTAGATGCTGGAGCTGGTATTCATAAATCTTTTGATTCAACTACTTCTGTAAATGCAGCAATTATAACTATAACAAGTCACGGTTTCACCGCTGGAACGAAGGTCAGATTCTACGGAATAATTCCCAAAGAATTAGACAGTTCAGTTACTTATTATGTTGTAAATGTAACTACCACTGATGTTTTTGGAGTATCCCTTACTTCAGGTGGGACGGCTATTAGTTTAACAGATGCTGTTGGAACTGGTAATATTTATAGTGGTATTTCTAATAATGACTTCTTTTTATTCGATAGCCCAACTAACAAATTTGCTACATGGTTTAACGTATCCGGAAGTGATCCTTCTCCGACTAGCAGTTTACTATTAGGAAGGCAGTTAATAGAAGTTCCTATATATAATATAGCATTAAAAAATAAAATAAATTATGCGTCAAAAATAGCGGAGGTGTTATTCTCTATATCGGATATACAAGTAGAGGTGGCTTCCGAGGTAGTGACGATTACTAATATAGATGGTGGAGATGTGCTGGATGCTAGTCAGGGTAGTTTAGATATTACCTATGGGACAATATCTACTGCGTATGACGGTCAAACATCTATTGGAATTCCTTCTAATACTCAAGTCATCACTACTGTCCCAAGTGGGATAAATAGTAAGGACTTCTTTTATGAAGTTTATAGAACTGCAGTAATAACTGTGTCTACTGGACTAACTCTTAATGATATAGATCCGGGAGAAGAATTTCAAAAAATATATGAATCCCCTGTAAGTTTAACAAATGTTATTCCATTAGAAGTTACTTTCGATGATTATATTCCTGAAACTTTTAGAGAAGGTGGAGTATATCTGTATATAAATCCTGTAACAGGAGAAAGTGCTCTTCAAGCTAATGAAGCTCCTCCAATAGCTCATGATGTTGCTATTTTTAAAGGATCTGCTTTTTATGCTAATACTAAGGAAGTTCATAGACTTCAATTTAGCATGCTTTCAGTATTCCCCTATAATTCAGGATCATCTAAGTTGCATGTGGGAAATTCTACAAAAATGAGTACATATACATTTATAGGTCAGAATGAAATAATTCAGTTTACAGCAAAGAAGAAATCAGAAACAGTGGGAGGATCTTATTTTGACATATATAATGCCCAAAATAAAATTAAATACAGGACATGGTTTGATAAAGGATCTATAGTTTTTAATTTTGATCAAACTGCTATAAATAGTACTACTGAGGAAATAACTCTATCTAATCATGGATTTGCTACTAATGATCTTGTGACGATAGATGGAACAACTTTACCGGGTGGATTATTAAAAAAATCATATTATGCTATAAGAGTAAGCTCTAACACTATTAAATTATCCGATTCTATAAACGGATCTGCAATAAACTTAGATTCATCTTCTGGTTCTGCATCCATTTCCCACATATCTAAGGCTCCTAGTGTAGACAATTGTCTACTACTAAAAATACCTCTATTACTTCCCATTTATGAAGATACAGTGGAGGGGTCCGTAGACGCATTTGCTGATGCATTTTTTGACATAAATGATTTTAATATAAACGATAATATCTATCACTTATTTGATTCATTTTATGATATTAATGGATCTACTGAAACTATAAACATAAAAAATCATTCATTTTTTAATAATGATCAAGTAACTTTTTCTCAAAATTGTCCGGATGGAATTCTCATAGATACTCCCTATTATGTTACAAACAAAACTAACAATAGCTTTGGAATATCGACCTCCATAGGTGGACCTTCCGTAAACATAACTCCCAAGTCTGGAGCAGGAAAAGTAACCTTTGTAGCACCTAGTTCTATTGTAAAATTAGTTTATACTGATAATGGCGACGTATCCTCGGTAGTTCAATCATCCTCTGTTACAGGATGGTCAGATCCTGTAGTGTTACAACAAGGTGATGGAGAAGATGCTTCTTTAAATCAAGTATTGCTATCTGGGTTATCTTCCCAATCTTTATCTATAGAAGATACTGCCAGATCATTGGAGAGAGTTATAAATAAAGATCCTAACTCTCCCGTTAATGCGTATTACATTTCAGGTCTTAACGACTTGCAGGGTATTTTACTTTTAGAATCTAGATCTCTAATAGATGATCCTTTCTATGTTGGATTTAGTGAGCAGTTCTCAGATGGGTTTGGAAATCCAATAGCTGTATTCGAGCCTAATATTCCAGTGGCAAAAACAATAACCAGTGTGGTATCATCTAGTCCAGAAGCAGTATTCTACACATCTCCTACTTTACATGGATTTACACAAGGTCAAGAGTTATACACTTATATTGATCCGCTTTTAATTTCTCCTACTATTGTAGGCAAAAAATTTATATCTAACGTATCGTCTACTACGTCATTTAAATTATCTGGGGTATCGTCTAGCTCATACTCTTCTTTTGATACAGCTATTGTATTTCCAGCTGATGTAGTTTCCGATAATTCGGTAAATCCAAATAGAGTTTATTTCTCTAAGATATACCAACCAGAGGCAGTTCCACTAGTTAACTATATCGATATTGGGCCAAGAGACAAGAAAATACAAAGAATCATTGCATTAAGAGATAGTCTTGCAGTACTCAAAGAAGAGGGTGTTTACATTATATCTGGACAATCTGCTCCTAACTTCTCTGTTCGTCTCTGTGATTCATCTGCCTTAACCCTTGCTCCAGATACTGCTGTTAACTTAAATAATCTAGTGTATGTATTGACAAGTCAAGGGGTTGTTACAGTATCCGAGACTGGCGTTCAAGTAATGTCTAGAAATATTGAAAATAAAATTCAAGAAGTTACCAACTCTAGATTTGATTACAAGCTTATGAGTTGGGGAATGTCCTCTGAATCAGATAGATGTTATCTACTTTGGCTTCCTGAAAAGACCACTGATGGTTATGCTACACAAGCTTTTAGATACAATACCTTTACAAGAGCTTGGACTAGGTGGACTAAACCTGCAAACTGCGGAGTAGTTAATCCCCTAGATGATAAAATGTATCTAGGAGATTCATCTGGAAGACCTTACGTATTGCAAGAAAGAAAGAACTTTGAAAGACAAGATCATTCTGACAGAGAAATAATTAGAAGTATTATAGCAAATTCGACAAGTGGAACGACTTACTCCCTCTCTCTGTCTACAGAATTAGCAGCTGGGGATGTACTAACTCAAATACAGTATCTTGATATAAATAAGTTTAATAGATTTCTTAAAAAATTAGATAGAGATGGATTCTCTTCTCATACTGAGGAGAAATACATAACATTAAAAGCATCTGCCGGAGACAGTCTTGGAGCAAAATTACAAGAAGTCGAGGTAAAGCTATTATCTGATGGAATTATAATACCACCTAGCTCTGGATCAGATATCGCAATAGATATTGCAACTAACTTTAACGCAATAGTCTCGATCCTTAATCTGGTTACAACTTTAACTAATTTCAAAGATTATAAATCAGTGTCAGATCCTTTAATTTATGAAGTACTTATTACAGGTGCTAATACTATAATGAATACTATTACAGTAAAATCAGAAAATAAGTTTGTATTAGGTAGTGTTTCTATATTTAAAGGGATTAAATGTGTTGTTCAATATGCTCCACAACACTTCGGGAAACCAGAAGCAACTAAGCAAATATCAGAAGGTACTTTTATATTTGATCAAAATAACTTCTGGGGTGGATCTATTGCATACTCTTCAGATAGATCATATGACTTTAAGAGTATAGATGTTCAAGGAAGAGGTCCGGGATATTGGGATGGATATAATTGGGCTAACGCTACTTTTGGAGGAGAGGGCAATGAAGTTCCTTTTAGAACCTTTGTTCCATCTGATAAAGCTAGATGCAGATACCTTCATGTTCAATTTACACATATTAATGCAAGAGAGCAATGGAAACTAATTGGAGTATCTTTAGAGCCTAGAGAAGTATCTACTAGAGGATATAGATAATGCCTAAATTATCAGATATCCGACGTATTATTCCAGAAGATTATCCAGATGATTTTCAAGAATCAGCTGGCATGATTGCTGGATCTTACAATGAGTTTGCTGATGAGATTTATCAAGTAGTTAACGGTGGGTTAGACTTCGATAATCTGGCTAGGGCATTAGGTACTATAGAAGTAGTATTTGATGCAACAGGAAATATAGTTGGAAATTCCACTATTGTTACAAAGCTATCCTATGTGTCCATGGTTCACTTGGGAAAAGTTCAAAATATTACCAATGCATCTGCTAGGCTTGCCCAAATTCCTTTTATAGACTGGGTTCATATTGGAAATGGATCTATAAAGATTTCATATGGGATTGGATTTACAGTAGGCGTTAAATACAGACTTACTTTGGAAATAATCAAATAGTTTGCATAGTTTTACTTATATAGAGCATAGATCTCAATTTGGTAAAACCAGATCCTTAATGTGCTTTTAGCTATTTGGGGAAAGGGTGTGGGCTTTTAACCTGAATGTCTCTTTTCTACAAAGTTCCAAACTTCCAATAACTTTGCTTAACTCTCTGGCTTTCCGCTAGGTACTTAGTGGTTTTGCGACACCTAGTCGAGTATTTCGTTTCCTACACCGGCTCGTATATCGGACTCGCTTGTAAGTCCTCTATTTCACGGTCCAAAAGAGCAAAAAGAGAAGAAATTAATCTTCCTTGATAATATAACATAACTTTGCTATATTCACAACTAGGTATAAGGTGTTGATTTTTTATAGGAATGAAAAGTACTATTTAACACCCTTATATTACAGGAGAACTCTATGGGAATGAGACTTAATCAGGCAGGAAATCAAGCACCCGGACAAGGGATGAGTACTACTTTATCTGATGAAGAAAAGAAAAAGAAGGAACAAGAATCTCCACAAGAGCCTCAGATTCCCCAATTAAAATCGTCATCTTCTCAAGTAGGCGTAGCACCAACTACAGCACCTAAAGCAGCTCCGAAACAACAAGCTGCTGGAACAGGGACATTTTCTAATCTTAAAAGTTACATACAAGCTGCTCAAGGTGGAGGACAGCAAAAAATTGCACAAGCTGCAACTCAGAAAGTTCAAAACGTAGCATCAGGTGCTCAAAAAGAAATTTCTCAGTCACAAAAAACTTTTGGAAAACAGGTAGAAGCTGGAACTTTAGCTGATAGAGGAGCTGCTGGTGGAGATGTTCAAGCTGCAATAGATGCTGCTAGAGGAACAGTTTACCAAGCTCCAATAGAGCCAGCTCCAGTTGCGCAGCCTACAACCCGTCTCGAAAATGCAGCGAACTCAGTTAGAAATACAGATCAATACTTTAAAGATTCTCTAGGTGATAAACATACTGCATTTCAAGAAGAACTTAACGCCATTCAGCGCAGAGTACACCCAATGGATTATGGCCCGGGATCTTCTAATGAAGCATCATTAAAACGTCAAAATGACGATATACAAACTCTATACTCTAAATATGGAGTTGACAAAAATAAAATTTGGCAATATGCTACAGAAAAACCTGCTGAACCAGCAACTACTGTTGTACCGGCTCCAGTAGAAACTCCCCAATCCGGAGTAACTCCAGAACAAGCACAGAGATTTCAAGAGATCATTAATGCTAGATATGCAGGTCCGGGATCTATTCAAGAAGCGGGCTTGTACAATAGAGCTGCAGAAAAAGCAAGAACAGCTCAGGAAGCTGTTAAACAAACTCAGACAGCAGCTGGAAGAGAGCAACTTCTTAGAAATATTTTTAGCCAAGGTAGAGATTATTCTAGGGGTCAGTCTAAACTTGATGCATTACTTTTGAATACTTCCCAACAAGGCCTTGGACAACTTCAGCAACAAGCGCAGCAAGCGGGAGATTTACAACAAAAACTTCAACAGGCTCAAACAGAATCTGCTAATACAGCAACTGGCAGAGCTAGTGAAATTTCTAATATTCAGCAACAAGCTAGAAAATCATTTCTAGAAGGAAGAACTGAAGAAGAGACAACAACAGAAAAAGGCATAGATGCTTTAATAAAAGATCCTGCTTTAGATGCTTCGGGAAATAAAATTCCCAAGCTAGATTCTACTGGAAAACCTATGGTAGATGCAAAGGGTGATCCAGTTTATCAAACTAAATGGGACCAACTGCCAGAATATTATAGAGAAGCTATACGCAATAAAGAAGCTACAAATAAAGATATACAAAAAGAAAGGTTGGCTGCTTTAACTGCGTATGAACCACAAGTGCAACAGCTTACTAATGTTAATAATCAAATAGCAGAAACTGACGCTGCTATTAGAAACGCAGGGTATCAAATTAAGCAACTAGAGAGATATGGTAATAAAACTCAAGCAGCTGGGCAAATCCAAGTTCAGCTTGGCAGACTTCAACAATTAAGACAACAATCGGATGCTCAAAAAGCTCAAGCTGCTGCAATTCAACAGAGTCCAGAATACCAACAGTACACTCAACAGAAGACAGCTGCTGCCCAAATGAATATGAATCAATTGAGTTTATCTCCAGAGGAAGCCGCAGTATTAGGAATCAGTTCTGGAGAAGGCTTATACAATGAAGGTCAAAACTTAATTCAAGATGTTAATGCAGAAAGAGAAAGGTTAGTAACAAAAGATCAATTTGCTAGACAACAAGCACTCGCTAGATTAGCAGGACTTGATACTTCAAAAGCTTTACAAAAAGATTTACAATACACGGATGCTGAAAAAGCAGGAACTCAAACATTGAAGAGTTCTTTGAACACTAAAGCTGTAAGAGATGCTTTGAATCAGGCTCAGCAAGGATTTAAGGAAAGCGCAGAAGGTGCTAATTTAGTCGGTCTTGGACATAAGAAAGTTTCTAGAGGAAATTGGTCAGGAACTAGAACGCAACATTATTATGCAGATCAAGCAGGAAATGTAGCAGATATGCTTAGGCAAGCTGGTTATGATGTGGGAGCTGAGGGAACCGCAGCAGATACCTCTCTACTATCAAATAAAGACGCACTAGCTAACTATATAGGAGCGACTAATACTAGTAGAGAAGGTGGAGCAGGTGACATGTGGAGAGCAGGAGCAGAACGAACAGCTGCTGGAGCCGCTACAGGAGCTAGTATAGGAGCTATGACAGGACTTGCCCCAGTAGCAGCAGCCGGAGCAGGAATAGGTGCTATTGTTGGATCAGTGATAGGACCAAATTCATCACTATCTAACGTAGTGGGTAATTTTGGAGGAGGGCGGATGAGCGACTCTGCCATGTCAGCAGTAGGAAGAGGCACTGCAAAAGAATTAGCTATTCAAGATTTAGAAAGAAAATATGAAGCATATCTCCAAGGTCAAGGCTTTGAGAATCGTTCTAATATTGTAGATACTGGGGTTACATCTACCAGAACTGCAGCTTTGCGGGATTTATTGCGTAGGCAAGGATAAATATGTCTAGCTTATATGCTCAGTTTGTAGAAGAAATACTAGACCTAAAAACATTGGAAGATGAAGATAGCTTTGTTACATATGAAATTCAAAAAGCAGGACACGTAGTATGTTTAAAAGTAGTAAATATGTATATTGATAAAAAATCTAGAGGAAAGAATAAGTCAATAGATTTGCTTGATAAAATGAAAGATATAGCACATAGCAAAAATTGTTCTTGTCTATCTGCTCAGATTAACAAAGCAACTAGTGAGTTTATTCAACAGAGAACTACCCATATATGTAGACTATATGGGATGAAAAATACGTATGAAGATTCTCAAATTATAATTTTTAGTAGGAGCATATAATGGCAGGGATATTTGGCGGTGGAGATGCTGGTAAAAGCGAAATGGAGAAAGCCAATAGGCTTATGCAAGATAATATTGCACGCTTAGAAGCAATCGGTATTCCATCAATGGAAGCTCAAAAAATTGCTTTGCAGACTCCAGAACTTGTGGGACAATTAGAAGCAGAAGTTTTAGGTCCATCTGCCATGGAAGGAGTTCAGGAAGATCCTAGACTAAAAGCAGCACAAATGTCAGCTTTAGAGGATATTTCAAATATTGCTAAATCTGGAGGACTAGATGCTACTGCTAGACTTAATTTAGAGCAAGGACTAGGACGAGTAGCAGGTGCTGAACAAGCAAGATTGCAGACTCTTAGAGAAGATCCAACTCTTGGTCAAGGTCAAAAATTAGCGTTACAAATTCAGGCTATACAAGGAGCCGGTCAATCTCAAAAAGATATAGCTTTACAAACTGCAGCTCAAGCACAACAAGCTCGTATGGCTGCTTTAGGGCAACAGGGTAGCATGGCAACTCAAATGTCTCAACAACAATTAGCTTTAGCTGGACAAAAAGCTTCAGCAGCTGATGTAATTAATCAGTTTAATACACAAGGCAGACAAGGTGTTAACGCTCAAAATTTAGCATCAAGACAGAGTATTGCTAATCAACAAGCAGCGAATAGAAACCAACAAGAGATTTATAATAAAGGACTTTTTCAGCAAGAATTCCAAAATAAGATGGCTAAGGCTACTGGAGTTTCTGGTGCGCAAACTAATTTAGCTAATCAATATACTGCGCAAGGCGGGGCTGCTCAACAAGCCCAACAAGCTCAAACAAGTGCAATGATTAACCTAGCTGGAACTGTTGCGGGAGCTGGAATTGGAGCTTATGGAGATGTTCAAGCTGAAAAAGTAAAAAAGGCATAAGGATATAGTACATGGCAAATAATAATTATCAATCTTTAATAGACCTTCTTAATCCAAAAAAAGAAGAACAATTATTTTCTCCAATTAATCCAACTTTGGATCAACTAAGTACGCCAATTAATCCAACTTTGGATCAACTAAGTACGCCAATTAATCCAACTCCTGAGCAATTAGCTTCTATTGTGGAACAACAGCAAACTCCTGAGCCTGAAATTCAAGCTCCCGTTAGAGCAGTTGCAAAACAAGCTTCTCCAAAAAAAGAAGAAATTTCTGGCAATCCATTTATGGAAAACGTAAATTTTGATGCAGCTATGGCTAAACTTCCAAAAGAAGATAGTTCTGTCTTAGATAATTCTAAAGAACCTCAAATGTCAAAATCAGAGGCTCTAATATCCGAGTATAATAAACTACTTGGAAAAGGTGAAACAGATCTTGCAGACGCTAGAAAGCGTGATAGAATGTTAAAAATAGGAGGATCTATTGGAGATGCTCTTGCTACATATTTAAATGCAAGATCTCAAATGAATGTTAAAGCTCCGGGAGTTCAAGTTCAACAAGGTGCTGGATTAGGTAAGATAGCTGATATGTTTGCTACAGCCCCAGAGATTCAAAGTGACTTAGCTCAAAGAAGAGAATCCATGATGAAGCAATATGCAGAACTAGCTAAGGGTGAGAGAGCGCAAACTAGACTCACTTCCGAAGAATTAAGAGCTAAAGATACAGATTTAAGAGCTAGAGAATTAGCTAAAGATACAGATTTAAGAGCTAGAGAATTAGCTAAAATGCAAATTGAAGGTAATTTAAAAGCGGCTGGAATTAAAGCCTCTGGAAAAGGAGAGTTTACTCCTTATCAACAATATATGGTGAACAAGGCTGAGAAAAAAGAGTCAAAACTTTCGGATAAACAAACTACAGAAATTGAAGGTATTAATAACGCACTTAAAGGTTTAGATGAAGTTGAAGCTGCTAAAACGGGAGTAAACACTGGAAGATACGCATCTATGTATCAATCAGGAATGGATATTTTACCATTTGCAGAATCCGATAAAGATTTTGTTGCGCTTAAACAACTCTCTGGAACTCAATTATTTGATTATGTAAAAGCTCAATCTGGAGTATCCTATTCTGTAAAAGAATTAGATCAATTAAAAAGTAATATGCCTAATGTAGAGGATGATGATAATACTTTTATGACTAAATTAAAAACAGTTAGAGGTATTATCGAAAGAAAACAAAAAGAAAAGTTGTCAGCATTTGAAAAACAAGGAAAAAATGTTGGAGCATTCAAAGAAGAATCAGAAAAAACACAAGAACAGCCAAGTAATTTAGTGAGAATAAAAGGTCCAAGCGGCCAAGAAGTTAATATGACAGAAGAAAAAGCTCAAAAATACTTAAGTAAGCCGGGTTATACAAGGATAAAATAATATGTCAGATTTTGATCCAGAGGATATTATTAATGAGCCACCCCTTATATCGGATTTTGATCCAGAAGATATTGCAAATGAACCTGCAATTCAAATGGAGCAGCAAGAAGAGATCCCTTTAACTCCAATTACAGAACAAATAACAACCCCAATGGTAGGATATGGAATAGGAAAAGCAGCTCAAACTGGAATTGAAAAAACAGGCAAAGCAATATTAGAAGCTCCTGAAAAAATAGCTATGAAAATTGGAGGACTTACTCCAGAGCAAGTAGATTACTATAAACAAAATTATACAGACATAGAAGCTAATAAAGGTATTTCTCAAGAAGCTATTGACGAAGCATATTCTAAATTAGAAAGTAACTTTAAACTAAAAAATATAGAGGCTAATAGGGCAAGACAAGCTGCAGAATCCGCACTAGATGTTCCAGTTACTCAAAAATTATCTAAGCAAGCTATGGAAGCTGCGTTACCTAAAGTTTTAAATAAAGTACCCACTGAAAGTGAAGCATTTAAAGGAAAACTACAAGAGAACATAACCTCTAAAGTAGACGCTGATTTAAATAGACTTACTAATCTATTAGAACAAAAAAAACAAATGTTAATATCGTCAAGTGATATAGCACAAACCAAAGCAGAAGAAGCTGCAAAAAATGCTGTAGAAAAGGCTATTCCAAAAAAATCTGTTGGACTTGTAAAAGAAGCAGCTCCAGATTTAAAAGCAATATACAATGAAGCTTTCGATAAAACAATAGAACAGTATTCTCCAGAAGAGAATAAAGCCAAGGCATCTATTAGTAAAGATATCATTAATATACAAAATGAAATGCAAGATTTAAAAAATGAAAATTATATCCAATCTAATGTAGAACCTTCTGTAAGAGAAGATCTTATAAAATCAAAAACTACTAAATTAGCAAAAGACTACCCATCCTTATATGGATATGAAGATCCTTCTGAAGAATTTATGCCTCAAGTTAGAAAAATAGAAGGTAAATTATCAGATGTTTCTAGTCTTGAACAAAAAGATGCAGCAGACTACTTAAGAGCCTCTAGAGAATTAGGTTGGAAAAAAGGAGCCGGTGGCGTTCCTGAAGTATCTAGCGAATTAAGTAAAGAGTATGCAGGTGAGCTTAGATCTTTAGTGGCCCCAAGTGGGAGCAAATCTGATATTGAATATAAAAGAGTTAGTTCATTACTAAATCAATTAGAAGAAGCAAAGCAAAATAAATTCATAACAAGAAATATGGGTGATGTAGTTGATGATGAAATTATAGGTAAATTTGATCCAGAGTCAGTTAGTATAGATTTAAATAATAGAAAAACAATAAATAAAGTTTTAAATCCTAGTCAGGCAGATTTAAAAGATCCTGCTATAAAAGAAGCAAAAATAGCATTAGATAGACTTGTTGAAAATCCTGATTTAGTAGATGAGATAAAACAAGCTGCAATTAAAGCAAATTTACTAGATGAAAAAAAGGCATTTAAATTCGGACCATTTGATGCATTAAGATTAAGCTTTGCTACAGGAGCTTCGTCATTTCTTCCAATTAGCGTGTACGAGGGGATGAAGTATGCTAAAACTCCCGAAGGGGCATATAAATTAGCAACATTGGTTCCTAGATTAGGAGACATGGCGGCTAATTATCCTACGACAAGTAAGATAGTTAGTAAAGTTACTAAGGGAGCATTAAAGGCATTACCATTAGCAGGAGCGGGTATTGGAGCAGTAGCTGCTCAAGCCGCAGAAGAAGCATTTAGTCCAGAACCTTCAGGAGCAAATCCAGAAATGCCAGAATACTGGCTAGAAAAAGGTGTTCGTAATCCCGAAGAGCAAGTGCAAAGAGCTAGATTGGCTAGTTTTAAACAAGGTCTTCCTAGTCAAGGAGCCTATGACAAAATGCCATCTGCTTATGAAAAGCCAGAAATTAAAGCTTATAAAGAAAGAGTTTTAGAAGCTGAGAAAGCAAAAAAACTTAAACCAAACTACGTAGAGAAGCTGGACACTACAGATTCTAATGAGTTACAGAATATTTTGAATACGCTACAATCCGGTCAAGATAAAGTTTCTCAAGAATATGGCAATGTTTTATCTAAGATAATAGATGCTCCAGAATCACAAAAGCAAGCTACGCTATTTGGGTTAAATCAACAACCAGCTTTTAGAGAACTTATTAGGAATATTAAGAATAAAGGATAGTTTATGCAAGATCACTTAGATAAAATGGACGAAAAACTAGATCGTATTGAAGATAAAATATCTAATATTGATATAACTCTTGCTAAACAAGCTAAAGATTTAGAACATCATATCTACCGCACAGATCTTGCAGAAGAACAGATAAAATTAGTTAAAGAAGAGATTCTTCCAATTAAAAAGCATGTGGCATTAGTAGATGCTTCGCTTAGAATAATGGGAGCTATAGCATCTATAGTGACTTTTATTGCCGCAATTTACAAACTATTGCTCTGAGATATACAACAAATATTGGCATCAGTAGAAGACCTATAGATGACTCTACAGGATCATTACTTAAAAATAGCTTAAAAGAATTTATAAGTATTACTACAATTGAAATTAATCTAACATAATCCATAGTTAAAACTCCAAACTTAAAGCATGAGTTATTATTCCAAAAGATACTAAGTTATTAATTTTAATAGTATCTGTAATAGGTATTTTAAAGTTTAATCCGATAACGGGAGTAAATCCGAAAATTGAAGGAGGTACAATTCCTCGCTTTTGAAAAGTATTAAAATTAGTATTATATCCACCCAACATAAAATCTGTATACTCTGATAGCTTAAAGCTGGATATTGGTCCAACAACATTTCCGCAGGCTGAATCTTTACCCTTAAGAATACCTATCTTAGCCTCCTCACTTCCAGCCATAGCTATAATATATTCGTTGTGGATTGTTCCAACATTGTTTATTGTATTACAGTAATTTAATTTAGGGGCCATGTAGTGATGGGTTATTCCTCCGTAGATTAGAGATATCATTTATGACCTCATCTGGATAAAATCTATTCAAGCCACTGTATAGTTTGTGACACGCTAAAAATCCTATCATAAAGGCGCAGAACATACAAGCTATAAAGGTTCCCCAAGTCATATCTTTCATGATCCAACGATCCAATGTTTTGTGTTTGCCTTATATTTGGGAGGCGCACTTGTATCTTCAAATAAAGCACTATCTATAAATCTAATCTTGTACTGTGGATAAAGCATAAAATATCCATCTCTGGTTTGCACCGCATGCAGCTGCTTCCAATGAGTGGGATGTCTAGAATACCCTTCACCAACAAAATCTACTGTAAATAGGTAAATACCTGCTTTTGATTCAATCATATTAGGCATTACTACACATTCGGCATATCTCAGACTTTCCATGCAAAACACATTAATATCGTCACTAATGCAGTCCCACATCTGAGCATCAGAGAGCTGTAGCTTACCATTAAAAAGATCTTCTCTAAACGTAATGGCGTGGGCAGGAAGCCCGGTAAAAAGCGCACCATTGTCTAATAGGACAGTAAACTGGAGGGCTTGATTTGATCTTGCTCTTACAGAAACTAAATGACCACCAGTCTTACCTTCTTTTGAGCTATCGCAGTCAAATAAAAAGTAGTCCCAGACATAGACATAAATTGGAGGCAAGTTATCATTATTCATAAAACCCACTTAGGTTTGCCATTAAGAACAACACCGGAATTCAATATAAACTGCTTTGGTTTTATTGTCAAACTAGGGGCTTCAAATTGGGCATTTAGTAATGCCTCATCTAGTACACTGTGCAAGCCTCTTGCTCCTAAGCCTTTTTCAATAGCTTTTTGTGCAATCATATTTATAGCACTATCCTCTACCACAAGCTCAATACCTTCGCTCAAAAACCACTCTTTAAACGAGTTCAAGATAGACCCCTTAGAGTCACGTAGGATCTTCCTATAATCATCAAATTTAAGCTCCTGAAGCTGTGTGATAACTGGAAACCTTCCCAAGAATTCTGGGATCATTCCAAAATCCATAAGAGCAGGAACTGAAGCAGATTCTAGACCTACAAAAGCTCCAGAGCATATAAACATAATATCCTTAGTGTTCATTTTCTTATCGTACTCCCCATTTTGAGAATGTCTAGAAATATACGGAACTTCACTACCTTCTAATAATTTTAAAAGAGATTGCTGTACGCCAAGTCCATTAACATCAGCCCCTCCATCTTGACTAGTCTTCTTTTTAATTTTATCGATTTCATCAATGTAGATAATTGATTTAGAAGCTTTCTTTTCATCTCCCTCACAAATGCCTAGTAGATCGGTAATAAGTTCTTCTACACTCCTACCTTGATATCCAGAAGAGGTAAACTGAGTTGCGTCACTTGTCAAGAAACTCACTCCAAGAATTCTAGATAAGATAGAAACTAGATATGTTTTACCACATCCAGTAGGTCCAATTAGAAGCACGTTAGATTTTTTTATTGTACTACCATTCATTCTTTTAAAATGATTATATGCAGCAACTGATAAAGATCTTTTAGTCTTTTCATGACCAATCACGTACTCATCTAATTCTTTTTTAATTTGCTCTGGGGTTTTCATTATGCTTTCTTTGGAAATACTCTGTTATCATCTTTATCAAAAAATTCCATTGAAAAAGAGCCATCATCTTTCCATTCAAGCTTATAAGATTCAACTAAGTCTACATCTTCAAACAAGTCAGCTAAATCATAAACGTCAATATAATGCTCTCCAGAATCTTCATCTTTTTTAATCTCAATCCTATTTGTCATTACTTCTCGCTTTCTGTTATTAAATCCTCAATAGTAGTATTATCTAGTTCTTCTACATTAGCACTATATTGCACATCTTCAAAAGATTCAAGTTGTAATCCTTTAGCAGAATTATTTTGAATATCATATCGTCTCTTATAGTCGTCTGAGTTGATCTCTCTTTGGTCCCAAAAATTGTAAGCTAAGTTACCAAGGGATTTACTTTTCTTATTAAACTCTTCAACAGCGGCAGTAACCTCAGTTGGGTAAAATCCATTCTGCTCAAAGAACTTGACATGTTCTTTTTTCTTAGATAGCTTCTTGGCTTTTTTAAACAATCGAGTAGACTCTTGATCAGTGTTAAAAGTTCCATGCACATATTCTTTATAAAAGTTATTTAGCCACTCTTTTTCAGAATCATCTAAAGATCTCATTACCTTCTCGCCACTTTCATTTATAATTCCAGAAAGATACGGAGTTTCAATAAATTCTTGCCTTTGCGCCCTAGAACCTTTTTTATTAAGGTACTGGAAACTTTTTTTGTGCTTTTTTACTTTGCCAGTGTTGTTTATCATATTGTTTAGCAGCCTTTAGCATATCCTCATTAACATTAAATATCCCCTCTTTTAACATATAGTATCGCTGACTATTCTTTCTGTAATCTGGAAAGTGCTTTCCAAAAGTCTGAAAGAAAGTTATTTTCTTAGCTTTCTTTTTAGACTGGTCAGGTTTCCAGATAGATCTATAAATAAAGAAAATCAAATAGTTGGGTACAGCTTCAACACCAGATTCAATTCTAAGATCATTAATAAAATCAAGAACATCTCTACTATCTTGTCTTGGCTTCTTTCCTGACTTAGGCTTTTCTTCTATGAGTTTAAGTAACTCTTCTATTGATTTTCCCATATAACCCTTAAAATGTTAAGTTCATTTTTCTACTCATAGATTCTAGTTGCTTTTTAATTTTAGACATGTTTTCACGTTTTACATTTTTTTCAAAATCGATACTTAAAGGTGCTGAAATTAAAGGACACTTGGAGTATTTAACAGTAGCATTTCCAAATATACTTGTAATTGATTCAGAGTATGTCTGTCTAAATAGCTTCTTACTACATGTAACATTAGCAACCTCATCAGCATGGCCAGCTTTTACAGCATTATCTCCAAACAACCACAGTTCATTAATGATGGCTGCATCATAAGCGGATTTCGTCATTCCAGACCTTTTTGATGATGCGGATGACATCCTAGATAGCAGTGCTTGAATATGAGTAAGTCTTGAGTTTAACTCTCCGGGAACTTGACCGGAGATACCTGAAACAGATCCTCTATGACTCATAAGAGTTCCAGATGGTGTAATATACCTTGTGCCAAGTTCTTGAACAATCTGATACCCCATAGATGCTGCAAAAACAGTAACTGTGTGTATTTTAATATTAAGAGCTTTAATGATATCAATAAATTGTAATCCAGCAGTTACAGAACCGCCCGGAGTATCCATAACTAGATACAGTTCATTTTCAGTAAATGATTTTTGAATAATTTCTACAGTTTTCTTAGCAATATATCCATCAGAAACTGCTTTATTAAATACTACACAATTCTTTTCGTTTAGCTCAATATTTTTAGCATGCGCTATAGTTGATAATAGGGTTAGACTTAGTAAAAGTTTAAGCATGAATACTCCGTAAAATGAAACAAACAAAATCGTTTGTAAATAAAATATACTAAATTAGTAAACAAATAACAAGGATTATTTTATTAAAATAACTCCATTATCAAAACCGCCTCTTTCCAAGCACTTATCTTCTCTTTTTTTAAATACTTCTTCTACAATATTTTGCTTAACTATTAAAGCTTTTAAAACTTCTAAAACATCAGCTAACTCTTCTATCAGATTTTCATTACTGGTAGCATTTAAAACCTCATTAGCTTCTTCTACTAATTTATTCTTTAACAATAAAAGTACTTCATCTTCGGAAGCTATTCTAGTGACTAAAGTATCCCCTCTTTCCTTAAATACAAATTCTACAATTCTATCTCTTACCAACTTTTCCATTAAAATAACTCTTTTCCAAGGGATGTTTTTTTTAATTCTAGCTCTAATTCACGAATATGGAGGATCTCCATAGCTTCTTCTACAGATAAACAATTAGATTCTAGTAAAATCATCAACAATTTAATGTCAGAAGCAGTATTCATTTCTTATTCTCTCTTCTTGCTAAAGCCCTATCACCGCTTTCGGATAGACTTTTAGATTTATGACATAGCCAGCATATAGACTGAACATTATCCTCATCACAGAATAGCCTACTTATAACTTTATTCCAATCCTTATCTTTCCCAGAATCCTCTACTGGTACAACTGGATCGATATGGTCAACATCCATTTTACCAGCAATTGCAGAAGGATGCTCAATTTGGATATACTCTATAGATCTTTTACCAGTATAGATTATTTGCTCACACAAGGGACACTGGTGCAGTTCTGGACCTATCTTAGTCTTTTTTTTCGCTTTTAATATCGGACTCCACTGCTTTGTTAACTTTCTCAACGCTGACATTATTTTTGCTTGGAATCGTTTGTCCATCCAGTTTCTCCAGTTTCTTTACTTCAAGTCTTGGTCTAATTTTTTCTTCGACCTTTAATTCAATCTTCTTCTCACTATGTCTAACAAGTTTATCTTTAATCTCAGTTAGTCCGTAGTCTTGCAGTTGATTGAATTGATCAACTTGTGGAAAACTTTTAGAAACGAATGGGCTTCTAAACCAATCACCCACTGTCGCTAAATATAACTGTCCATCATCAGCTTCAATCAATGTACCTGAACTATGAGACAGGATAGTTGCTTTCTTAGGAACTACCCAATGCCTAGCTGCAGCATTTAGCGAATCACTATTTACTACTTGATCTAAAGTTACTTTCATTGTTCTAACTACATTCATCGTTTACCTCTATATAATCTTCGTTATTTGCCAAAATTCTAATATAATGCTCTGTCTCATCAACAGAAAGCTTTCCACAACTACAACTTACAAATTGTCCGGGATACGATGAGTAAACTAAATCTGAACATTTTAAACACATGAACTTAGTTTTTTTAAAAATATCTATCCCTTCTTTTTAACTGCTCTAAATCCACAAGCAGATTTACATAATTCTAAAAATCCCATGGGTAGTTCAGTTATAGAAACTTCGGCTCCACATTTAGGACATTCATTACACGTATATTTTTTAATCTTTTCAACAGATTTCTCTACTTTAAACACCTTAACATCTTTATTTTTATCTTGCAACAACTTTTTTAGTTTATCTATTTGTTTTTTTAAATCTTCTATCTCTCTTTCAAGTTCATATTCAATTTCTAAATTAGGCTTTCTTTTTCGTCCCATACTACTCTCCTTAGAAAGTAAACTTGATTTATTTATACTTCAGATCTGATAGTTCTTTTTCTAAATCTTTTATCCTTTTTTTATATTTAGCTAAAATTCTTTTATTAATAATAGATTGTTTAATAAAAACATATGACATGGATATAATAGATAGTACGAGCACAATTATTAACACTAATCTTCCTTTAATTTCGCTTCTCTTTAACTTCGTACACTACCCCATCAATATACACTATATTTGTTTTAAGGCTAGTTTTAGATACAAATTCCTTAGTTATTACCCATCCGGTAATACCCATCATAATTACAAATGCAAGATACATGCCTATTAGAAAACTATTCGTACATTTAATTAATCTATTCACTAGTTACCTCATCAATAGTTTTTTTCCTAAGTTCATAGTAATCCTGATTAGTTTGCTGCGCAAGCATTTTAATAAGATAATTTATAGCTTTTTTTAAATCCTGCTCCCCATTCTTGTGCCTGTATCTGGCAATATACTTAACAACTGCTCCCTGCATATAATCAAATCCCATGCCAGTTATAGCATCCCAAACTTCGATAGTCCCATTATTGTATCTTGACGGTCTGGCAGTTGTTTCTGATTCTTTTGACATTAGTACACTCCCTATAAGTTAAGTGTTGAAGCGGATTCATTCAATCTTTGTTTAACCATATCTTCAGATATGTGTAGCAGATCAGCAATGTCTGATACAGATTCCCCACTAATATACAACATGCATACATACCAGTTAGATTCTATAAAATAATTGGTATCTACTGTTAGTCTAATCTCAGATACGGTGGGATATTTGTAAATAATTCTATGAATTTTAAATATAATTTTAGCTATTGTTTTCATTATCTTAAAAAGAAATTAAGTATTTGATCTACCATTAAATACATTTCTGCTCCATGTTCTCCAAATATTTCAGCACAAACTTCCTCCATTTGATCTGCGGTTAAGCTAGAAGAATTAATACTGCAGCACATTACATAAGCATGCATAAGTTCGTGTCTAATGTAGTCAGGAGATAATTCAGATAGCTTAAAGTATATTTCGTGATCTTTGGTATAAGTAATTGCGTGACTATCTGTACCATGCTTTCTATTATAAGTAGAACTAGCCTGAGCATAGAATTTCCATTCTATACCTTTTATCTTAGCTGTAAAAAATTTAGGCCTAGTCATTATAGATCTCCACGATCATTTTTAAATTAAAACATATACTAATATCTATGGTTATGTTTTCTTCTACAGTAAGAAGAGCAGTACATTACGGCATATCCTTTTTTAGTTTCATGTATATAATAATTAGAATTTACATAATGAAATACCATAATAGCAGTTTTAGCTGATATAGGCATAACAACTCTAGATGGTGCTTTAATGCTTCTAGAACAGCAGGAGCATAATACCATACCATCTAATCTTCTTCTTATTGGCTGGTTTACAATCTTTCCATCTATGTTGTAGCTCACTTTAGCCTTTTAATAAGTTCTTCTGACTCTCCATCTAACTCACCTCTAATATACTCCCCAATAACTAATCCGTCAATCCAAAGTATATCCGAGTTTGATTTTACAATTGGAGCTACAAATTCTAAAGCTTTCTTTTTGCTATTAAAAGTTTTTTGTTTAGGAGTGCAGTCGTCTACGTACAAAACTGTATACTTCATTTTATTTACTCCTATAAGCTTTTAATGCATCCTGTACAACTTCAGTCTTATCGAACTCAGATAGAACTATAAATAACTCTTCCGTAGCAAGTACATCCATTTTGTTGTATAGCTCCATTTCTTTCCATGCGGCAACATTACCTTTGCCACACTCGTCCCACAGCATGAATCCCGGAAACTTACTATGTGCTAACTTCTTAAGCTTACAGAACTTCTTAGACATCCACTCAAGCTTATTGCTAACAAATTTAAAATGCTTCTTAGCTAATTTTAAAGTATCTATTTTTTTATAATCACTAGGGCTTCCTAATTTATATTCTAAGAACTTAGCGTTTAGCTTTTTAATATCAAAACTATCAGAATTTTGACCTATGATGATATCAGCCTCATCCATTAACTTCCAAATAGGCTTTAATAGTTCCTTTTCTTTTGACTTAATGCCTTTGACATCTTTATAAAGAACCTCATCAGAATCAATCCACTTAGCACTCCAAGAGAATACCCCACCTTCATCTACTATCTGATTAAGGGATATGTTTTGATCAAATAATCCCCAAACCTTAGCAATCATGGGTTTAGTTTCAATATCTAGAATTAACACTTTTCTAGGTAATTTTTCAATAGAAGATCCATATACTTCTATACAATGCTTTACAGAATCCTGAGTTCTTGGCCTAGTGGGATATTTATCATTAAACTTCCTAGCAATATCTTTTCTAGAAAATCCTTTCTTATGAAAGTTTAAAACAAAAGTAATTTCTTTTGGAAGCCAAGGTTTTTTAATCATTCTAGTTCCTTTAATAATCCAGTCTTTTTTTTAATTCTAGACTCGTGGTAATAAGCTTCTATCATTCTAACACCAGTTGCCTTAACTGGTAAACAAAAATATGTATAAGGCTTAGCATTATTGGTTATCATAATAATTTCAAATTCTGTATCATTTATCATAACGTATTCATTTATCTTAAATTTAGGCTTCTTAGCTTTCTTATACATCCAATAATAAAATTGGACAAACGTATGCCCATGCATAAGTATCATATTTAGTGTAAGCAGTATAGACAGTATAGTAATAGTCACCATTACAACTTATTTCCTAATAATATTAAAGTTGCTAGTAGGGTAATTGCTTGAATTAGTATTTGAGCAAATTGCAACTTAGATTGTAATCTTTGGAGCTTAATTCGTTCTTGGTGATAATTATCTTGGTTCATGGAAAAAATATTCTCTTTTTAGATTTAGGTGGGACAATCTGTAAGTGTACCCAATTTGTCATCTTCCCAACTGTAGCAGACTTATCTTCCATATACAAGTTATATTTAGCAAGAATTTCAGGAGTTAGCTTATTAGCCAAAGATTGTTTTTTATCATCTAGAATATCAATAGCATTTCCAAGCATGTGATTAGATTTTTTAGCAGCACCCTTAGTAGCAGCATTTACTTCACTTGGACGAAACCCAGAAGATACCTTAGCCTTAGATATCTCCAATCCACTTAATAGAGCATTTACATGAATTAAAAGAGTTTCCAGATTAGATATTACATCAGGAGTGAGTTCTGGATGAACCTCCCTATCTGGGTAAGATCCGGAAGAAGTAACGGCATCCTTTAAATTAATCACTCTATCTCCCAAGTATAGTATCTAACATCATCTTGATCAGCATGATCTCCATCCATCATAAAAGACCATTCATTAAATGGAGGAAGTACGCCTAATTCTTCAAGCTTATCTAGTATTCTTTCAGCATCCATACCTTCCTTATCATAGTCCTCTGGATAATGATTTCCAGTAAGTCGTAAGACATTAACTACATGTTCGATGGCTTCACTTCTTTTCATTTTCTTTTTCCCTAACTCTCTCGACGATAAGATCAATATCTCTTATTAACTTAGTCTTAAGCATCTCTATGGATTGTTCTAAGCTAGGAGTCCCAAAGTTACCGTATACAAACTCCATACCGCCCTGACCAGCATGATATCCCGCATTGTAAATCCAATACATAGGAGTGCCATCTTCTTTAAACTCTATGGCTATTTCGGCTATTTTATATTTATTCATTTTTCATCCTCCCATCCTTTAGGTGTTCTTAATTGAAACTCACCCAAGTCCTCAACAGGGCAGTAGAACATACCTTCTTCTTCTAGAGCTTTAAGAAGTTCACTACAGTCATTTAAGTTAAATTCTTCTGTAGTAAGTAATTCGTCACTGATGATGTTGTGTATTAATTTAACCGCTTCACTTCTCTTCATCATCTATCCTCTTAAGTTGTTCGCTGCGGTTATCAAACTAACAAACTCCCGCCCCACTACACTGTCTCGTCAGCCCTTAACTTGCGTCCACCAATCGAGGTTTCATTACAAGAGTTCTGAGTCATTCGATCCCCTGCCAACAGTTCGCAGGTTTGCTCGTTATATTCTAATATTATAATCTTCCTATCTCAACGTATCCATTACGACTACTAAATCTATGGATATAAGTCTTGTCATCAGAGTTCTCTACCAAATGTATCTTGCCTGTTCTTTCATTCATATAGATAGGTTGATACTCTTCTTTAGTTCTTATAAAAGACCTACCACCAGAGTATTCAATACTTAAACCTTGATTCATAAAAGCCTGACTAATTTCATCCTCGATACAAAATCCAAATATATCACGCAAGACTTCTGATTGGACAAAGTCCTTGTATAGCTTCCAACCTCCATCCTCACGATTAAAATGTTCCACAGCATCTTCAACTGCCCTACTAATAGCTTCTAGGATTTGTTTTTTTGTTTTGGATACACGATTAATCCGTAAGTCTCGTTTAACTGGTGCTGACAATACTAGTTTTTTCTCTTTCATTTCACTTCTCCACAATGAGGACATTTATAATTATCTACTGTAGACATTTTTCCGCAATGGTCACAGCTATTGCTCCACATTTTAGCACACTCGATAGCAAGTTCGCAAGGTAATAGCTCTCTCGGAGCGTCACTAATAATTTCTTTACGTATGTGCGGATACTTAGCGCATACTACAGTGAAGGCATATTGTATGACCAGCTTCTGCCAGAATCTAATTATAGGAGCAATGTGCTTGAGTGGTTTATTCATTACGTCGAATGACCAAAGCCATTTAGGGTACTGAGAGTACATGAATCCGGGATGTGTGAACGAGTGTAGACTCCCGCTACATAAGTAAAGACTCCAGCGAGCTGTTCCATACTTCTCTTTACTATGAACACCTATGCGTCCGTACTTTCTCATTATAATATGAGCTTCGTTTATAGCTTTATGTAGGGAATCCCAATCGAAATCCTCATCTCCCCAATAATGGTGTGGCATAATACTCCTATATTTATTTACTTATTTATAATACGTGCAATAATTATTGATGTAATACATATAATTAATATTAGTTGAGCTTCAACATTCATCCCACAATCCTCTTGTTAATTATCTTACCAATAGTACACTATTTGAGTCAATTATAAAAGCTCTTTTTCTAAGCTTGATATTTTTCTTATAAATTCATCCTCATAGCAGTAGCACTCATTCACTGGCATCTCGTTAGCTTCCAGATCCAACCATTTAATACTAATAATGCCATCCCTATAGTCTAATATTAAATAATGCGCATCAGCACTATCGTCAAACCATATATCCCCAACTTCAAAATTCTTCTTTTCCCCATTTTTCATAAATTTCTTTTTTAACTCCACACTTAGTACAATCTTCTACAGTAGATATTATAAGTACTGTTTTTTTCCAATTATGGCTACAATACTTCTGCGACCAGTCTGAGTGTTTTTCTGGAACAGGAGGAGGAGGTGGGTAGTCATCGTCATCATTATCCATGTACCACATTAAAACTCCAGTGCTATACCTAAACCGATTCTTTTAGTAGTGTCCAATGTTCCAACAATGGATAAATTACCAAGCAGAGGGGATACTGCCACTACTCCAAAATTAGTCTTTTCTGAAAATTTGCCAAGATCCTTTAATGCTAATACTCCAATTGTAATATTAGCTTTTTTAAATTTAGTCTCATCTGAATAAGAAATACTTGATTGTGAATCAGAAGAACTGTCTTCTTCTATTGTAGTATCTACAGTTGAGCTTCCATCAGCATTCGTAGTTTCCTTAGTAGTAGTTACTTTTTTCTTTTTTTCTTTCTTAACTTCAGCTTGTACATATTTAATAACTTCTTTAACTTCTTGTTTTGGCTGTATCACAAATCTACCAACTAAAAGTGAAATTAATCCCACTATAAGTAAATTTTTATACTGACTAATATTTTTCATTAAAAATTCCAATAATTTAAATAATCGTTATTCAAGTTCTTTTCCTAAAGAAGTTCTTCGTAGTAACTCCTGACCTAATTCTTCATCCGTAAATTCGCTTAATATAGAGTAGTCTTTTAGATAACCCCAGTACCCATCTATCCCTACTTTATACGTAGTTAGCTTAGGGTATAATTCCTCTAATTCTATCTTAGTCTTTTTTGTTGTCATCTTTGTTACCATTTGAAAAAGTTAAGTCTAGTAGCATACATAAAATGACGGTTAATCCCATGGCTGTTAGTAAACTTGCGCCAATTCCCAAATGACCAGCTTTATACACTGCACCCATAGTTTGACCTACGATAAATCCTAATCCAAGTTTAAAAAAATAAATCATATATCTCCTTATAATAATCTTAGCATAAGAATTCTTTAATACGCTCAAGCAGGGATAGCTTACGTACATCCTCAATACAGTACCACATGGTATAATAGAAATACATGCCAGCATTATTGAATTTCCAACACACTTTTACCTGATCAGGCTCAACTATAATAACTTTACCAGTTCCAAGTATAGCTAAAGATTCACATAGCATTTGCTCAAAAGAAGAAGCATTCACTCCTCCACGAAGTTGCCAACCATCAAATGCGTCATCAATATTATGATAAAAATTAAATCCTCTACTAGTCATCTTAACAAGTGTGCCTTTTTTCATCTTAGCTTAACCTCAGTTCCATCAACTTCTATAGTTGGAGTATTTAAGTATTCAATTCCAAGGATTTGCCCATCCTTATCGTAGTCAATATAGTATGCACCAGATTGCAATGTTTTGTCAACATACTCTCCGGGCTTTAGTTCTCGTAGCGTTACGTAAGTAGCTCCTGCTCTGGAGTCATAAGTTATTCTCATCTTCTATACCCCATTGGAAATAGCCTGTAATTCCTATTAGTGAAACAGGCAGTTAGCCATACAAAGCCTTTAGGATTGCCATTCGCATTATTGATGGAGTAAGTAAAGCAAATGAACTTATTTTTCATCTTCCACCTCTTCTTCTTTTATTATAGCCAATTCATCACCAAAGTCAATAGGATAGCCACACGCCATTAGAAAGCACTTGAAGTCTTCCAGAATCTCGGAAGTAGTTATGGAATGGGATTCAAATGAGATAGCAGTGGAGTCGAATTCATTGGACTCATCACGTATTTTTTTAAAGACTAACATTAGTGTCCTTCCATTTTATGTCTAAGTTCGTATCATACACCAGAACATACCTGTGCTTAACGCTTCTATCTCTCCACTCTCCCTCTATTCCTTTAACCTTACCTCTACTGTGCTTAATGAATGATCCATCTGGCTGCTTTATGAAGAAATCCTTCTTAGCCTCAGTTAGTCCATAGTACTTGAAGTTACAAGCTTTGTAAACAGTGCCAGAGTGGAATGTAGAATCTGCATAGGATAAAATAGCTCTTACAGATTTCTCCTTTCTTAAAAATCTAATAGACCGAGATACAAACCAAGAAGCTAAATTATGCTCTTGTTTTTGTATTTCTGGAGTTAAGCATAGTCTACTAAGCTCAAAAAATCCATCCTGATTTTCTCTTGGAAGTCCGAACATTCCTGTAACTAATTCTGGAACAGGAAATCCTGTGAATATACAAACTCCAACTAACTCCTCGTTATCAAATAGTCCAACATTAAATCCACTCTTAAATCCTTTAGAAATATCTTTTAAATAATGGAACTTTAAGAGAATATCGGCAGCTTGTTGTTTTGTTACTAAGCCTAACTTAAAGGATTCCTTACTCATTAATGTCCCTCTTTTAAATTCATAGCAACTTCAGGCTTTGCAATTAAAGGCATTGCCAGTTTATTAGTGTTCTCCATAGCATCTTGTACAACTTCTTTAACTCTGTCAATACAATTCTTATTACAAGAGATAACTAATTGATCGTGAATTTGAAGACTTACCCAAGCATCCAATCCTTCCTCTAGGAATGATCTCGTCATAGATATTGCGGCACGGTTAACTAAACTGGCACTTGCCGACTGGATTGGGAAGTTTAGAGCATTATTTAATAAATTATTATATTCTTTACGAATAGTCTTTAGCTCCTCCATGCTTAAGTTATGCTTATAAGCAAGTCTTCCCAAAGCTCTAAAGTCCAATACGTTGTCACCAAACTTTCTGTGAATTTCTTTGGCTCTTGAAAGGTGGCGAACTCTTCCAAACTTAGAAGTAACAGTTCCTAACTTTTTAGCTTGATTCAAGTACTTATCCATAGAGGCTTTCAGTCCGGGGAAAGAGCTAAAGTAGTTATCAATAATTGTCTGAGCTTCATCTTTACCAATGTTCAGAGTATAGCTTAATTTTACATTCTTCATTCCGTAGCGAATTCCCAGAGCATAAGCCTTACCATCTTGTCTTGCCTTTGGATTTACTTTCTTCAGGAAGTTAGGGGCTTTCTTGTCAGCAGAAACTCCAGTCAGCTTCTCAGCTCCAATAGCAACTTTAGAGTAGAAGTCCTCTCCATTCAAGAAAATGTCAATGAGTGGCTGATCTCCTGCATCGTCAGCAAAAACTCGAGGCTCAAGAGATTCATAGTCGTCATCAATAAAAGCATATCCAGTTTTAGGAATAACAAGTTCTCTTACGATATTTGTGAAATACATAATTCTTTCATCTTCTGGGGACTCCTCATCCTCTTCTTTAGGACGAGGTAATTGCTGGAAATCACTCCCATATCGAGCACTTGTAGTGGCATGCTGCTTGAACGTAGGATAATAGATACCATCTTCCTGCATCTCCATAAACCTATCGAAGTAACTACTTTTAATCTTATTCATCTTATTAAAGACTCTAAGCTCTAAAGCCCAAGGAAAGCCATACTCTTCTGCCAAGTGTTCAACAAAATCTTCATTGAATTGACCCTTCCCACCTTTCGTTTTTGATAGTGGATCAATCCCTATTCTTTCAAATACTATCTTACCAAGCTGATCTTTAGAAGCAAGATTAATTGGGTACTGCTGATCTTGGAGCAATAGCTCCATCTGTATGCCCTTCCAGTCGAAATTAGGAAGTATAGTTCCATTTGCAAGAAAATCGTAATGCTCTGGGTGCGTGTCTTTTAAAACCTCAATGCTCTTTTTTGTAAGCTGAAACTTACCACTTTTTAGCACTGGCAGGAATCTTCCCAAACCACAAAGCTCACAAAAGTATTGCTTCAGCTTGCCGCCAGTTATTGGGTACTGTTCATTCAGTAAATCGTCCACAAACTCTTTTGCTTCTGTTATCTCCATGATAGCCTCAACTACTGATTTCTCTGTTTTAGCTAATTCTAACTTGATTTCACCAAGGTACTTTTCAAGCTTTGGCATATCGAGATAAACCCCTCTATGCTCCATTTTAATTGTTACTAGCTTATAAAGGGGCATAACTTCATCAGTATAGAATAAGTCACACAATCCTTGCAATTCTAATTGCTCATCAAAGTAGTTGAATAGTCGCAATGTTATGTCAGTATCGGCAATTGCATACTTAGCCAAGATTGGCAAGTCGCCTTTGAACATCTGCTTATTCTCTCTTGTCCAGCTTCCACCATTAGCTTTGACATTAAGCTCAAGCTCAAGCTGCTCCTGATTGGCTGCATCCTGATTATCTAAACCAATTTCTTTAGCATATATAACAGCATTATCCTTAAGAGCAAATGGACCTTCCTCGCATAGAGTATGCTTCATAAGCTGAGTATCTGCGTATAATGCTGATATTAAACTTACCGAGAAATTACTCATTGTTACACGAATATCAAAACTAGCATTATGCATTATAAGTTTTTTAGTAGTAAGTTCTCTAAGAATATCCATAGCTACTGATAGCTCCCATTCTTGAGGAATGAGTAGCTGCCGTTCTTTATCCCAAATATATAAAGGTAAATACCACCCACTGCCTTCAATACAAGATACTGAAAAGCCAATGACTTTATCTTTTCTTACGTTTAACCCAGTAGTCTCAGTATCATAGGAAACTATCTCATGCTCAGAAAGCTCATTTAAGAATAGATTAATATTTTCTTTAATTATTAGATTGTAGTTTTTCATAATAACTCCATCATTAGTGAGCTGTGATATTTCCCGTCTACCCAATATTTTATACCATCTATGTTTATTAAGTATACAAAACGTAATCCAAACGGATCTATTGCTTCAATTGGGTGAATCGTTCCGATTATATTAGCAGCTTTAGTTGGGCATAGGGTTAGTATGTTAGTAACTACTATTATATCATTTATATTTAAATTCTTTATACTTCCCATCCAAAATCCCCATAAGCTAATAAATAAATGGATTCGGCTTTAAGTCTTTCAAGTTTGCTTATTTTACCAGTTTTAAAATAATTAACTATTATATCCTCTATGTCATCCATATTATGAAATCCTGCTAGAATATTATTACACTCATCTAGCAAAGCGTCATCACTTAAGCTATCTAATTCCATATAAAGAGTATCACTCTCAAAACATATATCATTATAGTCTACTAAAGTTTGTTTCATAATAATTGTTTCTCCAATGATGAAAGTGGAAGAATGAACACATCGTCTGTAAAATGCGTATATAAAATTCCTATTGTGTTATCATAGTATCGTATTCTTACTTTAAAGTCATCTACTTCTTCTAATACAATAAACCAAAATGTACTATCACCGGCATCTTCATTTAAAGAATACCTCTCATTAATTATCAAATTATTTGTTTTTGTCTTTTGCAATAGTACCATCTTTTATAGATCTTTTAATTTGATACATATCTTTTTTATCTAAATCTTGAGGAGAAATTTTAGACATAACCTCCTCTATTATTGTAGCATCAACACCAGAAAGGGCAAGTGAAAAGACACACGCATTTAATGAATTAATCCATAATCCCGATAATCCAGTATGCGCATTGGTCAAGAAGAATTCAACCGCTTCAGGTATAGTATCCCTTTCCTTGCCATATAATAATTTAACTATTTCGGAAAGCTCCTCGGGTACAATGACTTGTGCTTCATTTAAATTGTACTTAGCTTCTATAAAATCTTTAGCTTTTTTAGGAATTAGAAACTCACCATCCTGCCAAAATCCATCATCTATCTTAGAAGGGCAGTAATACCTAGCAGTATCGGAACATTGCCTATCAAGTTCTGGGAATTTTTCAGATAGCCAGTTCCAAGTCTCATCAAAATCCTTTGAATTTAAAATAGTCTTAGCTAATGGAAATACTAGCCTGAACTTATGTAACTCATTAGTATGACTAGGACTTGGCAGACATAGGCAGGATAATCCAATTTGCTGTATTCTATGCTCAGCTTGTGGAATAGTTAAACCACTGTCTACATCTAAAGTCATAAAATCGGTAGATATAAAATGCTCATCAAGCCTAGTTCCAGAAAAAATACTGGGACTCCAAGCATAAGATGATATATAAGATATTAGATCTTCTTCATTTATAATATCAACTACTTTAGGCAAATTAGGAGTAGAGGCAAGGAATGCTTGCTGTATTTTATCTTGTTTATTCTTAGGTAAGAAATTAGCTAAGGGATATATTGATAGTCTCATAATAATTGTATTTCCAATGATGATAGTTTTACTAATCCCATTTCAAAATTAGACTTATAATACCACGAAGTTTCTCTAAAGATAGATGAATTATATTTTATTACAACAAAAACTAATTGATCAGTAACTTCAGTTATTTCAAATATAGCCCAATAATCATTTCTGTATATATCCCCTTTTTTCACAGATCTCCGCTATCTCCGCTAAACTTCTCTACGATAGTAACTACTTTACCACTAGGACTCACTACTTCTTTAATTAAATCATAAGTAAAACTCTTATGCTTCTCTTCTGCAGACTTCATTGCTAGAAGTTCATTATAGTATAACTTAAAGGTAGAGTACTCATTAATAGACATTTTCTTAAACCCTCTAGTCTCCACATCATAAGCCAGTAGCTTATTTTGACCACGCTTAATCTTATCCTCTTTGTGAGCTTCTCTAATCTTGCAATACCCCCATCCCATTACGCTTATCTTAGCCTCTTCTTCAAGTCTTAAAACTGGGCGATGAATCTGCATAATATCAGAGCAAATGTACTTAAACTGACTACAGCCCAATACTGCATCTGCATCAAGAGGAACCTCTCCCTTCTGACCAGCACCTTTATTTACTTGAGCCATAGGGACTCCAAAAGCATTTAATTCTACAGCCATTTCTTTTAATGTAATCATAATAGAATTAAGAGTAGACGGATCGTTCTCGCCTAGACAATGAATATGGTCAATTGCAAAAGCTGCAACATCTCCAATGACTTCACGATACTTAACAAGTTCTTTCTTAATCCATCCCATGCTAACCTCACGAGATTTTCCAGTCTCATCATATCTGGAGATTACGTATAATCTTTCAGATACCTCTGGACAATCCTCAGTAAGCTTAAACCATCGTTGAGAGATCTTTTCGTCGGTCATTTCAAGTGAAACGTATACGGCACAAGAATTTGGATTGTTCTTCAGAATCTCTTTAAAAAAATATAATACTACCTCAGACTTTCCTACGCCAGAATCTCCAATTACTCCAAGTAACTCTTGTCTACTCCATTGATTTATTAAGCAATCAAATTCTTTAGGTCCATTAATAAAAAGCTTTGTATTTAATCCACCAGAAACCTTACCGGATCTTTTTAGATCTGCTAAGCTCCTTACTCCCATTTGCTGCTTTCTTTTATCATTAAAACTAGTCATCATGTAATCTCCTTATTTTTCACTACTCTATAATATCAACTATTCCATAAAATACCTTAACACTCTCAATTCTCCTTGTCAATTCCGTATTAGAAGGATCTTTCTCTCTACAAAACCAATAAGCAGCTACAACAGGGCATAAGTTACATGCACAATATAAAGATATAGAATCAATACCTTTCTCTTCATACGTATCATGTACTAGTTTTTCATGTGCGTTTCTAAATTCACCAATTTTAAATATCATTTATTCCTAAAAAAAGGAGCCTTTCGGCTCCTTTGTTATTTCTCTAAATCAGCTACAATTTCCATTTGCACAAATTCCAACCTACCACCTGATCCATAATCTGCTACTTTTTTTTCAAATTCTTTTTTATCAATAACACCTTTATCGAGAAGTCTTGCAAATTTAGTATCAGGACGAGATACGTATAGTGTTTTACCACTCATATTAACCCCATTGATAACAACTTCTGTATTCTTATCTAGCTTAAGAGCGTATAGTTTACGACCCTTATCATCAGTCTTATATTCGCCTTCTAGTCGATTGCCTTCATCATCAAACTGAGATTGAAAGATCAAACTTCCAACTGTAGCATACTTACCCTTCTGTTTCGACATTTTGTGCTCCTTGTGTTAAGCCTTCGGCTTCATTAGTCTGTTGATTTTGGACAAATCCATTTAAAATACCTTCGATAGCTGCTTCCGTTCCCAACGCTACTAAGCTATCACAAATTCTCTTCCAAGTCGATAGAGCAATTCTAAGTTCAGGTTCTGACTCCTCAAATTGAGAATCAATTAGAGGGTAGGTAGCCATAGCTTCCATAAGCCTATCTTTTTGACCATGTTTTAGAATTGATCTAGCATTTTTAAATTCTTCTTGATCTCCAAGAAGACCTCTAACTAAAGTTTCAGTTACTTCTGTTTTAGAAATAACTCTTGGCGTGTTCGGTAAATTTTCCACTATAGATCTCCTGATGGAATTGATGAAGTAGTTGCTTTAGTAGCATTCTTTCTAAAAGAACCACGACTAGCAGCAGGAGTAGAGTCTACTACTACTTCCTCTAATTTGTCAAAATTTGTAGTTTGTAAAGTTGCTACTACTTGTGTTTTGGAATTTCCACGACCAACGGCTTGTTCTCCATCGTCATCATCGGCACCAATATTAGCTAGAGACTGTAAGCCATAACGACGAGCATAGGAAATTCCCGATCCTTGTTGTTGGGCATCATTCAATTTATTTACAATAATCTCTGTGAGACTTGAAATAAACTCACCAGATTCATGCAGAAGAATAGTTTCTACAAACGACTTTCCATCAATATGAACAGTTGGCTGTAGAACAGAGATACCATTGGCATTCATAACAGGTAGCACTGCTTCACGTACCGCATTAAGATCTGCATAGCGACTTTTAAAGAATGGATTTTTAGCATCTTTAATAGCATTTCCCATAGCAGATTGAGCTTTAACTAGAGCAGGTGCAATTTTAACGATTGACTCTGACTTATTCATTATACACCTTCCAGTTCTTTAATTTTAAACAAAGCCTCGTCTAAAGTGTTAAAAATAAAACTATTACTATCTTGTCTTAAAATTGGAGAAAATGCTGACACAATAAATCCATTTTCAGCTTTCTGAATTGTAAAACTACTGTACGTTTTCAAACTACACCCCCAAAAGTGTAAGAGTACTTTCTAGTGCTGAACGGTTAGCTTCTTCAACAGTTGCTTCAATCGCAGGGATGGATACCTTCTTAGTAATAATTGGATTCTTACCTTCTTTTCCAGCAGCGTAAATGGTTAAATTTAGAGTCGAAGCTACCTTTCCGGCTTGACCAGAATTAGATAGATTAAAACTCAAATCAAATCCTCCATCTTCTGGAACTAACTTTTTTAATCGTTTTGAAAATTCTTTATCCATTTTTTTTCTCCTTTAAATGGTTTAAGTTCTCTTTTGTCATTACAGCGTCTATAAGATATTTTTTAGCTTGAAACATAGCAAATTCATAATTACTTGGATGAATCTCCTCAAGCTTCTCTATTCTACCAGCTTTTGTAGTCGTGTCAAATGATAAATGTACTAGTTGAAACTTATCATTCTCGTCTTGGATAATAGAGAATCCTTTACCATCCAAACTAGTTTCCAAAGCTTCATGCTTTGCTTCAACTCCTTGCATTTCTGAAAGTTTTGACCTTAACTGATCAATGATATCTAAAAGTTCTTTTTTAGATTTTTTTTCTAAATCTGTCACGTTAATTCCTTTATAAGAGATGAGTATAACATCACTGCTGCACAATCTATGGGAAAATCAAATGTACCTGAGTTTACAACTACACAAAATCCCAACATATATTTTACAGTATAAACCTTACTAGTATATTTGTCAATAATTAGATCACCTTTACTATATCTCACATTAACTCCTTTATAAGAGAAGATTCTGGGACAATCTCATCTAAAAAAAATGGGAATATATTTAATGCATTATACTTATCCCCGTACCTATCATCCTGATTAACAAATACATTAATTAATCTAACATTATTGTTATAACCGTATACAATTTCTGCTACTACATATATTTTACCTATAAAAGCAGGAACATCACTTTCTTTTATACAGAGAACTCTATCACCAACTTTATAGTTCATATTAGCTCCAACAATAATGCAGGTGCTCTCTCTATGGTTTCTAGCCAATCAAACTCCCCATTATCATATGTTACAGCCGGAATATGTGCAGTTAAATTAATTGTAGCTACTCTTAATGGATTTCCATTTTGTCCAGTTACAATAGACCCCTCTCCCCTATACATTACGTAATCTCCAACCCTAACTTCGTTTTTTGAGTCCATCCATCCTCCCATGCCAACATAAGTTAAAGAACTCGCAAGGCTTTCCATAAAAATGACACTCTTTAGGTGAATTCTTTTTTGAAAAACTAGCACAAGCTATATTATTAAGTTTCTGCTCTACAATGTCAAATGTTTTTTGCTTATGCTCATCAGAAATTGTATCCCTTATTATTTGAGTTCTTACCTTTGGATCTTTGACCCTAATCTTTTTTTGTAATACAACGTAAGAAGCTTCGGCACAATTTTCAGCCTCACAGTAAATAGCAAGTTGTACACTATTTGCTACAGAATCCTCTTTATAAGGCTCTGAGGATGTTTTATTATCACAGATATGTCTTACAGTAGGATCATCTTTAAAACTTGCAATAAAGTCAATCTTGCCTCTAAGCTTATCTCCGGATTCATTTTCAAGGGATATTTCCTTTTGAATTTCAAATACTTCTTCTATATGAGGCAATACATCTTTCTCATATGCTTCTATTAATAGTCTACCTTTACGATATAAACTAATCCAACAAAGATTATTTAATGCTATCTTAGATCCCTTTGATAGTTCTCCATCGGATTTTATTTTTTTCTTGCAATAGACTATAAACTCTTCAAAATCTACTATAGACGGATACCTAGTATTAAGCATGACAATATCTTGAGCTTGCAGTATATTCAAATCACAATCAGAAAAAAAATACTCACACAAAGGATTCCTTTCCAATAATTGACCATTTTGCTCTATCATCCACTTGTCGAATACAGAGTAAGCATCTTCATTTAAAAGTAAATCTAATTCTACATCAGTTAAATATTGCTTTTTCTTTAAAAGAAGCAGTTCCATAGCAGCATCAATAGCTGAACCAAAAAATAGAGAGCTGGGTATTTTTTCAGAGGCTAACTTTTCTCTATACCTAAGTCTATACTTCTCAGAGCATTGCTCAAAACAGTCTAAAGCAGAAAATGAAACATTAATACTCAAAATAACTCCAATAGTAGGCTAGAGGGTCTTACAAATCTACTAGCTTGATGATGGAAGAATCTACCATCTATGTAAATAGTAAAGCCATGTTCATCAGCGATTACTTGATACATGCCAACTGGACATCTCTCTAAGTATGGATCTATGAGGAACATTGAAATTAGCTTCATCTAAGTCTACCAGACTGATCTGGATTAACTACGGATTCTTTAGGATCTAATACCCCACTTTGGTTAGAAGCACAAGAAATAAAAAATCCAAGCAAAAATAATAATATAAAAGTTTTCATTTATCCTCTACTGATTAAAAATTTACTTCACAAGCCCCGCCTGCACAAGCAGCTTCAGCACTTAGATCTGTATTATCTTCTTGTTCAATTACTTTTGTCAAATCAATATTTTTTAATGTAGCGTATAAACTATCAAATCTTTCCTTTGAACACTCCTCAAACGGTGGTTGCTGATACGAATGATCATTTCTAGGAAGCACAGAAAGTCCATTATAACAATCCCTATTGTCCCACATCCATTCTGCCACATTATCCCATTCAGTATCACCTACAGATATAGTAGCCGAAACATTGTGAGTATTATCACCTTTTCTATGCCCAACTTTAACCCACTCTGACGAGAACTTTTTAATTCTCTCCAATAGCTGAATTGCACTCTCAGTTCTAAAAATAGCAGTTTGAGGAGCTTTAACAGGAATCCCTATAACAGCTTGCTCCATAGGTTTAAAGAATTCATCTTGAACAATCTCAGGATGATTTTTAGCTAGGAATTTGTAGATTGTTTCGTTTTTACCAAATCGTATATTACGAATATAATACTCACTATGCCAAGCATGAATACCAGAACTAGACCCAACAACCAAGGAAGTGGTCCCTGATGGTTTAATACAAGTTGTCCTAGCAGCCACGTTAATCCCAATAATGGTAGCAACACGTTCATTCTCCTGTTTTACAATATTAGAAGCAGATTCTAAATTAAGATTTAGGATATTACCTGAAGCAATTCCTGTAATTCCAACTCCTATTAGCGAGTCTTTTTCTGTTGTCTTTTTCCAAATATCTCTAAGATAGTGAAAATCTGTATATCCCGCTTGGAGAGTGCCGAGAAATGCTGCGGCTCTAGATCTATCTTCTAAATCCCCTTGACTCACTATATCACTTCCATTAATTTCCGTCAAGTTACAAAATTGGAATGGTCTTAATGCAATTTCACAGCATGGATTAGTTCCCCAATCTGCATTATTGCTAAAGTATAATCCCGGCTCACCAGATCCAGAGGCTTTAATTTTAGACCATAATTCCATAAATTTATCTTTAGTAACCTTATGTCTAATTACTACAGCCGAGTTATTTGCTCGTCCTCTCTGAGGATTTAATTCCCACCAGTTACCAAATTTACATGTTAGCATTTCATTGTCATCAATATCAAATAGGCATATCAAAGCGGCTCGTCTAATTCCACCAGAAAGTACTGCATCTGCAATGAAGCATAGCATGTCATGTACTTCTAATGTAGATAGCTTATCCCCAATACTTTTTCTATCCAATATTCTTTGCAGATTAAATAGGCAAGTCTTTAATGGTTCAGCTCCGGGGGCTTTGCCTCCACTAGTTACGAGTTCCTCTCCTTTTGCACGAATATCAGAAAAATCAAATAAAGGAAATGATTTCCCATGAAAATAAGCTTCCATGAGTTTTTTAATTGCATTAGCCCATCCTTGAATGGAATCTTCAATTAAAAATCTTCTTGCTCTTCCCGGCTTTAATACTTCACCTATATGATCTACATGATGCTTTTGAACAGAATAACCTAAGCCAGTACCTCCTAGTAAAAGAAACATGGCTTCAGAAAAGATCTTATAGTTATCTGCAGGGGCATAAGCACAGTTAAATATTCTATTAGGACTAACTTCAATAGGCTTTCCTGCAAACTGCATAGAGCGCATAGATGGTAGGATCTTTTTAGGAATTACAAAGTCATTATATAAATTAATAATTTCAGAATCTAGTTGAGGATATTTTTTTAAATGCATGTCTCTATTTCTTAGACAAATTTCTTCCCAAGTCTCTCTTCTGTTTTTGCTTTTATCAAATTTAGCATACTTAGAAAATACTGTAATATCTGACATAATCTTAACACTTTTGTCCATTATTTCTCCTATCTGTTGTTTTCGACAAAACCATTATAGCACTTTCTTTTAAATTTTTAAATCATTTTCTCATGGCATTCATCACTTTTTTATAGTAAATAAAACTACTTGGATATTTAATTTTCCTAGCACCTTTAATTCCAAGATTATAACATATAACCCAAGTGTTATTAGCTTTATGAATACAGTCCTGTTTAGCTTTTTTTAATAACTGAACACCTCTTTCAATATTGGTACAACTGTTTAGTAATTGTAGTTGGGTCTCTGGAACAAATTGATGTCTAATTTGCATTAATCCAGAATCCCCATGGCTCCCTATAGAAAATGGATTTTCTCTACTTTCAACTTGTATAATTGCATTTGTTAGGACTGGATTTAATCCATGCATGAGGGAATAGAATAGTACGCATGAGTACATACTCATAGCAACTCCGATTCTAATCCTGACAATATTCTCCATCCATAAAGATTAAAGCATTCTAACGCTGTTTTAACTTTAATTATATGATGAAACTCATTAGTAACTGCATCTTCTGAGGAATCTATCCAGATAAAAGTAAATTTATCTTTTGTAAGATCACTACATAAGCCATATACGTTAGGATCTTCCCTAGTGGGTTTAAATTTCATACCTACAAAAAGATTATCCATATTTATATTCATTTAGTTTATCCAATAAAATATTTAATAGAACTACTATAAATCCCTTTGCTATAAAAAATAATACTACTTTTATAAGAATTAGTATAAACAATAGTCTAAAAATAGTATCTTGTATATTTTCTAGCTTCATTATTCTTTTTCCAGATAGATTACCTTTCCAAATTCTGCAGGGGCTGGAGATTTTCTTACTCCTACCCATAGAAAAGGCTTATTAGGATTTTCTGGAGTGTCTGCAGTATCAAAATCACCACAGTATAGAATGCCATCGACCTTTAATTCTACAGCTTTTTTAATAGCCGGATTGTAGGCAGTCCCTCCCCTACCTTTAAAATTGGGGGTCTTACCTGCTTCAAATTCATATACATTTTGTACAATACAATCTGCTTCGATAACTGTAATTTTAACTCCACATGCCCCAATAGATTGCATTTCTGCCCAAAACATTGACAATTCCTCATCGCTTACCGATCCAGAAGTATCCACACATAAACCCAAATGAAGTTCTGGCTTCTTCTTACTACCCGGCTGCAAAATTCCATATCTTCTATTTCTTTTTTTCCTAGTGGGAATCCTGCTACTCTTTAAAGTATTAACATAAAATTGTCTTAATTGTTGTTTCCAATTAACTTGACTTTTATTCATGTCACTTACTAAGCTAACTAACTCACTAGGTAGATTACCAATTCCCCCAATTGATTTAACTGAGTCATTGACCGCTTGCTTGGCTACTTCCTTCTGCATCTCTGCATTTCCTTCGGACTTATCCCAAACAGAATGGTCATCGATAGTATCCCCTAAGCCATCCCCCTCTGGGAGTATATCCGAGTTTTCTTCTGCAAATTGATTTATTCTATTGTAATAATACTCAGCCATTTGACCTTCTATCATGGGAGTAAAAGCCCTTTTTGCATTGTCTTTGGCATTAGCCTTCTCTATCATTCCCTTCATCATTTCATTAATTGACTTAATAGTAACTCCACCTATTTTTTCAACTGTAGCAACTAAATCATGTGTATTAATAGTTGCATCTGTTGCAATATTAAATCTTTTATGTAGTTCTGCATTAACTACTCCAATCTGTTTTGCGCGAATAATATGCTCTTGTAGAATGTGAGCGCACTCATGTTTTAATACCTTAACAACATCGATTAGATCTAAACTTTCAATCCAATCCTCGTTATAAATTAGATTTATTTTATCTGTAATAAAAACTCCGGCAGTAGGAATCTTATCAGTCTTATTAATTTTCATTTTAGAGATCAAATGCCCATAAAATGGTTCAGAAAAAATGAGAGCTGTTATTGCTTGTTGGAACTTATTCATATATCTCCTAGTAAAAAAATGGGCAAGGTATTTATAGCCTTGCCCTTAGCTTAGTCTTATACAATAATACAGGAGTTAAATTATTGCGTCAAGTTAAAAAGGTATATCAGAGTTTTCAAATGCTTTAGCTTTAGCTTTAGCTTCCCTCTCTTCTTTAGCCGTTTTATATGCATCTTTTGCAAGCCTAGCTTCTCTTGTCTTTTCTACTAATTGTTTATTCTCTAGTACATAAGCCTTCATGTTAACATCTGTCGAAAATTGAGCAACCTCTCTTAAGGGTAGCAAAAAAGCATACAAATTTTCTACAGGGCAGTCTAAAAGAAATGCCACTAGATTTTTAGCATTATTGTCAGTTAGTGTAGTTGCTTTAAGTCTAATTACTAGCTCCTCAGAAACATTAGAGCAAACTGTAGCTATGATATCGGCTCTAGGTGCTTCAATATCTTCTAGAGTAACTGGGTTTTTAAAATTCTTAATAAAACTAGTTCTGCTCTTTTCATAATTATCTAGAATATCCTTTGCATCAACAATTTTTACTTGGTTTTCCTTCCATGAACTATAGGCAATCATACTAGTAGTTCCTACAATGCCCATACCTGCTTCTCTAAAAAGATTTTCAGGCATACTGGTTAATTCTAATTTTTGAAGTCTATCCCATGATCTTCGTGAAGGTTTAACAAAATCTAAGGTAACAGCTTTAAGATCAGTTTCTTCTAAAAGTTTTGTCTGTTGACGTAAGAAATCACTTACTGGACTATTAGTATACCGACCAGTCATATATTCATGAAATTCTTCATGAGTAGGATCTAGATTAATATGAACAAAACGATCTGCAAAAGCCTTGTCTGCAAAGTCAAGTACAGAATAGTCATCGGTAGCCGGATTCATTGCCATGATAATGGCAGAATCTTTTGGTAACGTATAATCATGTAAGGTTCCTTCTAGAGCCAATTGAAAGATAGCTTGGAGTAGTTCTTTTGATGCCCTGTTAAGCTCATCAAAGAAAAGAATTGACTTAGGATTTTTAGGCAATTTTTCAGGATGGACAAAGCTAACTGATAAAGCTTTACCAGAACTATCCCTATTAAATTCTGGGAGACCTAACAAGTCCCCATTGTCGGACATTTGACCAAGAAAGAATGGGTGGAACGTATATCCATTTTCCTTAGCGTACTGAGCTACTACTGAAGACTTCCCAATTCCATGTTTACCAATAATATTAGGCACAAGCCCAGACTCAATAATGAATGGAAGTGATTGTTTAAGTTGTGTGATATTCATAATTTCTCCTGTTATCAGTTAAGTAGCCTTTAATTATTATAATTTATTTTACATTTTGTGTCAATTTATTTTTATTCTTACTTCTAATTACTTCACCAATACAGCATTCTTTACATGCCGCCCTCACCCCTCCCTTTGATGTTTTATGGGGTGAAAAAGAAATAAACGGTTTATTTTTACGACATTTAGTACATACCTTTTCTCTAAAATTTACTATCTTGTAATCTTTAACCATGCGCCTAGTATCTTTTTTTTGCTTTAAACACAATCTAATAAATTCATTTCCCACTTTTATTTTTCTTTCATCTGCACTTAATAAATCTAATATCTGCACATCTAAATTATTACTATCTTCAATCGGAGTAGACTTAAAAACTTTATTAAAAGTTTTAACATCTTGTTTAGGCATATTCTCAAAAATCTCTATAAGACTCATTGTAACTCCTTCAAGGTTAGTATTTTATTTTTACCATATTTTCTCTGAGTGATATACCCTAATTTTTCTAAATTGTTGGCACCGCTTCTGATAGTTCTAAATGATAAGCAAGTGTTATTTAACAAAGTAGTGAGCGAATGAATTTGTTTAGTATCCCTGACCGCTATAAAGATCATAAATTCAGATAAGGTAAGTTTTTTATAATAATCTGGAAAACTTAAATTAGTCTCACTTCCAGAAATATCTTTTAATTCTCTTTTCTTTTTTAAGTAATATCTTTTATTTCTTCTCTGCTTGCCTGTTTGTTTTGTTGTCATTGCTTCCCCCTTACACCTATCATACAGCTATTTAATGCAAGTGTCAATTTTTTAATTCGGAGCATTTATATGTAGAATATTTAATAGTATTACTATAATACTTTCCAATCTTTTCACAATTAGATTTATTTATGAATTTGTATCCATACTTAACCTCACCATGAATCATAGTTATGGTCAAAATCCAAAAAATCACATAAGCTCCATTTCTAAAGAAGTAAGTTTTTGATCTAAAATCTCAGGAAATTTCATAAAATCCCATCTTTGCTCATAGACAACTCCATTTACTAGTGTATATAAAGCGATATTATAACCAACATAGTGGATTTTCATCACATTACCGACAGTTAATCCATCATTCTCCCAAATTTTATAAAATTCCCCTATCTTTGGTTTTTGAGTAGCCGCTTTTTTTGAATTCCTTTTCAAATTTAACTCCTAGCTTTTGAAGTTCCCGTCTTATCATTCGCCTTAGTACGTTTTTATTAGTGCTAAAATACTCTTTAATGATATTTCTACGTTTAAAGTTTAATATTTTACCATATCCAGTTACAAAGTTAATTTTAGCATAATAAGAAACCCCAGAAGATGATATAATTTCATCACTCTGGAGTTCGCCTGTTTTTAGTTTATTGTATTTAATGCGACAAGTCAAATATTATTCTCCTAAAATTATTCTTTTAACAACATCATCTGTTAGTTCTACAGTAACTAAAGCTTGTTTAAGAGTTTTACTTGTAATATCTAAATTGGTGCCATGTTCCACAACTTGGAACGATTCTTTATTCCTAAGCTTACTGACCAAATAGTTTAGCGTTACGTAGCTCTTTGTTGTTTTACTGTAAAGCTTGCGGTTTTTAAATTTCTTAATTGTTTCCATTGTTTTCTCCTTATAAAAGTTCTATTTCCAAATTGGATAATTTTTTTACGTGATAATGCCCACCATATAAATAATAATCCGTATAACCATTAACCATTATTACAAAATAACCATCATCATCAAAAGCCACAATTTCGCCAGTATGCTTATCGTTATTAACGATATGAGTTACACTTACAAAATCTCCCAAGTCTACGTCCACTTTGGCTCCCTCTTATCACTTTCCCATCGTTCTGATAGGTAAAGTCTATAAGCCAATGTTACATCATTTTCATGCGTGAAGTCAACGCCTTTCGTCAAGTTTCTTGCATTGTTTGAAAAAGGCATTTGCTCCCCTACTGGAATAAGCCTAATATTAACTTCAAAAATAGGGAGAAGTTTAGAGCTTGCATGAACCTTTCCACCTCGTCTAGTATATTCATCACATAACGCTCTAAAATGCTCTAGAAGCCATTTATAATTGCCCCTAGTAGTCCTACACCAAACATTAGAAGGGTGGTTTTTATGAGTGATTTTATAAACATCCTCACCAGTATAACCGCATAGGCGCAAAGCACTTGATAGTAATTGAGCAGTCTCTAGACACATTTTATTTACTCGCTTATCATCTAAAAAATTTGCCGATTCAATAGGACAATTTGAAGTTATAAAAATATTCATATTAGTTCTTTTTCTAAAGTAGAAAGTTTTTGCATTTTAAGCAACGTATTTTTATGTTCAATACAAGTATTTAAATCCCTACCATTTTCTGCCAATAAAGCCCGACATTTAATATAACATGTATCTAATGGAATTGAAATAATTTTATACAAAATCATACCATGTTTAAAAATATCTCCCTTTTGAATCTCCATTATTGTACTGTCAAATAAATAGTATTTCCATTTAATTGTTCTACAAGTTCAAAAAGCTTAGCTTCGAGAATTTTTCTTTCAATTTCATCAATAGTAACATCTAAAATATCACAAGTATTATCAATTTCAATTTCAAGTTTAGTCATCATTAAGCTCCCCCATAAATAAGTTATAAATAAGACCACCTGCGACAATTATAAGCCCAAAAACTCCGATAAGCAACAAAAAAGATTCTAATTTTGACATTATAGCCTCACTAAATAATTAGTTAAGTATGAAAAAAATAATCCAGTCATTAGATAACTTAAAAATTCTAGTTTTGTCATAAAGCCCCTATTTTACTATTGTAAACTTTTTACCAGTAGACTTATCACTATAAAACTCCGATAAGCCATCAATAGACTTTACTTGAGTAAATACACCGACTCTTTTTCCGTCCACAATTGCCCTATTTTCGTTTCCAATAGTGACCTTTTGCCTAATATTGTTATCAGCTAAAAACTGTTTTAAAGCGTTTTCTTCCACCTTAGAAGATAGTTCTATGATTAATACCCTACCAGATAGTGAGTTATCTATTTTCCTAAAATTTAAGCCAATAGTCAGCACAAACCCCATTAATTCCTTGCTTAAATTATTGGATAGTCCATCGATATCAATAATAAATGTTTTCATTCACTAGCCTTTTTTTCAATGCTTTCTATATTATATAACTCATTTATAGCCATCTCTATGCGTTTTATATTATCACTCTTTACTCTTACTTGCACTGAAAATTTATAATTATCTAAAGCCCTTTCCAAAACTTCAAGCTCTTTTTTGTTTAATTTTATTACTTTTTCCATTTTACTTTCCTATTAGTTTAATGCATTTTCCAAGCTAGACTGAACTAGTAGCGTTTTATTTAAATCACTAAAGGGAGTCCATTTTTCACTTCTAAAGCCATCCTCTAAAGCCACCTCAACAAAGTCTAGCCTTACTTTTGCCGGTGTATTATAAACCGTTTTCATATTAGCTTCAATCATTCCCCGAGCAAGCTCTAAAATCTCATCCTCATTAAATTTTCCGTCATTGTAAGGGATATATCCCGCACTTAAAGTATGATATTCAACTTTTCTGCATCTTTTTTTAATACCCGCTACAACAATTGAAATTTTAAAAAGTTTACCTTGCATAAATTCCCCTTTAGTTTTTTCTTCCCTGCTCAATTATAATACATGCGTCAATTTATTGCAAGCGTTATTTGCAGATATCTTTGCAATAGATACTTACACCTTTAGTTAATTCACCAATGCTAGGCGTAGGCTTTAGAGATGAAAGGAAAGTAATGAAAGCAATTAAAATAATAATATTCTTAAGCATATAACTCCCTCTTATGATAAGTAATGAAGCAAAGCCCCACTTCCTAGCACTTCCTTGTTATTGTATCTAAGAAAAATAAGAGTATTCATGTTAATAGTTCTATAAGCCCCCTTTTCAACATCAAAAACCACAATGTAATTATATGACTCGGGAGAATATTTTAATTCGCCACCTTTCAAATGCTTTTTAACTCCAAAACGCGCAGTCATTTCTCTAGTGGTCCCATCCTTTTTTAGGAAGCATGCTCTAAAAAAATTCCCCTTAACCTCATTTCTAAATTCTTGAATGTTCATTTTGCTTCCCCTTTTGCGCTATTTAATAAATCTTTTTTATAATTAATATAATCGTCAATCTGCCAACAATGGTCAGGATAATCCCAAATTTGAGTTTCGCCATTTTGTTTTAATTCTTGCGCTTCTTTTATATCACTTTCCGTTTTTTTAAACCAAAAATCAGTATTCATTTTAAACTATCTCCCAGTGTTCAAGTGAAATTCTGCCGAGGTCGCAAGGGCAACAAGTGTCATGTCCCTCTGTCAGACCTACCCTATCTCGCGCTTTGAGAGGCAAGTCCCCGTGCTCCCTAGACTTAAGAATACATACGCCTTCGATTACGTCCGTAAATACATCGCCCCATTTTGTACCTATGCTCGGAATTTTTAATATCGCCCCTTTAGGAATAAATATGCGAGTCGAGTATTCAAAACAGGCGTTTATCCCAAATAAATCTTTTTTGGCCCTGATTTTTTGGCCCGCTTTCAAGGCAATCGTGGGCACATTTGTTGGAATCTTGTTTTTCATTTTAAACCTCCCCTATTTTTTCTAAATAATCTAAATGAGTTTTAGGTTGATTTTCTGCTTGTTCCTTCTCTAAGCACTCCCCACAAATATAATCACCCATAACTCCACAATAAAAAACACTGTAAGATGAACCGCAGCAATCACATAGGCATTTATGTAAATCTCTTTTTGTCATTTGCTCCCCCTTCGTTATATCACAATGATGATTCAATTGATTCGATTTTTTCTTTTTGTTCTTGGAGAAAATCTTCTAAAGTATCAAATTCTTGAAAACCTTCTATTTTAACATGTTTAAAATCATTTTGTTCTAGAATATCTATTAAATCAAATAGAATTTCTTGAACTTTTGTTTTCAGCATGCAGTCTCCTTTGTTGCTTTCCTTTAATCATTTTATATTATGTTGCGTCATTAGTCAATTAGTTTCATCAAAAGATAGAAAATAAATGTTTTTAAAACTAAACTTAATAAAATCATGTTAACTCATTTTTTTCTAAAATAATCCCCCATGAATTTTTATCGTCATCGCAATAAAAATATCCATGCTTATTTATATCTAAAATAACTTCATCCATGTTTTCCGTTTCGTCCCAATCCTTTAAATAATTCAGTGCTTTTTGTTTGGTCTTAAAACTTTCGGAATAAATACCATTACCAGATGTTTCAAAAATTAATGTGTAAATTTTCACTTTATCCCTCCCATTTAGTTATGAATCACAAAGCCTGTTTTATCTTTCTTTGCCTCGCCCTTTGCCTTTAGTGCCACAATTTTACCCTTAACATCCAAAAATCTTAGGTCATGTAAATCGCCATCGATTGCGCCAAGCTCATTGACTACTTTGCTCACATTGGAATAAACCGCTGCGACGTTAACGCCTAGTCTCAACATTTTCTCGCACTGTATATGATTCGCCCTTGACTCTTTACGGCTAAACGTAAGGTGGTAATTGTTCCATTTTCCTGTTAATGCATCCATTCTAGTATGATTCGGAGTGTAATCATAAAATTGGACATACGAGAAAACTTCAAAGATATTTTTTCCATCCTTTATGACAATTTCTTCCCATGAAATATCACTCGTTCCATTCAATCGAATCGCTGGAATAAGATTTTTTCTTTTTGCTTCCCTTAATACGCCTTCAATTGACCAAACAAGGGAAGTGATAAACGCCTCTTTGTTATCTCTAAAAAATTCAGTTTTTGCAATACGCGCCTTTTTAACGCTGTTAAATTTTCCCCTACCTGCACTATAAAGGCAAGCTTCCTTACATCCTTTAGAGGCAAATTTGCAAACATTTATACCCTCGACAAGATTAGCCGGAGCCATATAAAGAATTCCAGTGAGATATCCTAGATCCTCGCCCTTTGAAGTTTTTGCGTTTGCAGTAGTCAATAGTTTTTTATGTTTCATTGTATCCCCTTTGGTTGAAAAGCTTGATTCATCTTATCAAAAAAGAAATAATGCGTCAAATAGTATTTAAAAAAATGAGCGGGCATAAAGCCCGCCCCTTTTTATGCGATAAGCTTCAAAGCTTCGTTGTAGATACTAGTATTTAAAAGGATATTAGCGTCAACGCCTTTTATCGCTCTTACTTTACTAGTCTTATTCTTATCCTCATCCTGTACATAAAAGCCCGTTCTCATCAAATTTTCTTGAATGATATTAAATTGGCTAAATAAATCTTCTCTTTTATCTTCCCACCGCTTCGCTTCAAAAAGAGGGATAAGTTTATCAGAATATTTATCCCCCATTCTCAATTTTAGGCATGAATCTTGCAAGGCTTTAATTTCGTCACTAGTCAAAATTTTATTGCTCATTGCATTAATTCCATCGATTGCTACAGTCCTATAGTCCATCATTTCCTCGATTGAATCGTCAAGCTTTAAAAGCCCATTTTGGGTATGCCTTACTTTAATTTTAGGAATTAAGTCACTCCCCACTATCAAACCATTGGAACAAACCATTCGAAAAAAGCCTAGTCGGAAAGTCAACGCGCTTGAACCTTCGTGAGAATTAATAGCTAATAGTTGAAGTTTCCCTTGACTATTTGAATAGCCAACATCAAAGCGCAAAACATGTTTTTGGAAGCCTAGGCGTTTTTCCTTATCCTTTCTAATTTTAGACTCCACAACATCAGACAATTTAAATCCCTTATTTTCAAGATTTTTTACTAGACTTTCACTTGAGATAAACCCGAATTTATTAGAGCCAATGTGAGACGTTTGAGTTAAGCAAATTGACATATTATTTCCTTTTTGTTAAATTCCCTAAGATTATTATATTCCATGCGTCAAATTAAGTCAAGTTTTTAAGTTAATTCTATCTCAAGTGAAGTCACGCCCTCGGCTTTTTGACCACAAAAATCTTTTAAACGCCCATTATAAAGCACTTTTTTAGTGTAACTATCAATGACTTTTAACTTTACAGAATTCACATCTTGACTTAAAATATAAGTAAAATCCTCCCCACTGCCCTCTGTATTAGGTGCCATAATATAAACATTTCCTATTTTCTTTTGCTTTAACTCCCCTATTAAATAAGCAGCCAAACATCCCATGCCGTTAAATTTTGAAGGCGTAGCGCATGAATCATTATAACCATTCAAAATAATAACATTTCCATTGTTTAAAATTTTCTTAACATCCTCGCCTAGTCCAGTAGGATATCCGTCATACTGCCTATAAATTGTGGCAATTGTCTTTCTTCCATCCTTAACGTGAATTAATGCCCTCGTTCCCATATTATTCCCCTTTTATTAAAATTAAAACTCTAGTATTAAAGCCCCAATGATATTTGTCATTGAATAACTTAAGGCTTCGTTTACTGAATGATCTTTCATAAATTGCCGTTTTTCCATCTTGAACCATACCGATTTTAAATTTTATGCTCATTTTGTCCCCTTTTATGCTACAAATGATTTAATTCTAGTTATTTCTTGATCTAATAACATTAACTCAATAATAGCTGAATTAAGTTGATCTAATTGATCTTTTAAGGCTTTAGTCTCATCGCTTGACCATCCGTAAAATTCAACATAAATATCCATTTTCTTTTCAATCATTTCAACTTTATTTAATAAATCTTTCATATGTTGCCCTCTTTGTTGTTTGCTTCCTTAGTAAGATTCTACAGGAAAAGAAATAATGCGTCAATAATAAAGTGACATCTCTTAACTTTTATATAAACCCCCTTACATTATGAGGATAAGCCCTCGCACTGGCATTAATTGGGAACGTGAAAAAAAGCATGCCTTGAACGTTTTAAAGCGTTTGAGCCATGTCAGCGCAAGCCCCTGAAATAGCTTGACTCGAAAACGTGGGATTATGTTTCGAGCGTAACGCCCTTAAAACAGTGACAATTTAGCCATGGTTGATGAAATGAGACTATATGGCACAGACTTTGCAGGGAATGAATTGAGTACCTGTAAAGGCATAAAACAAGGTGTCACATAAAGACAGCTTAGTTTCATTGCGCCCGCATATTAATTCCCTGTAAGTATCTGAAAATTGGAAAGAGGACCAAGCTCAAGCCCAGTCCCCTCGGATGGTATGTTTAAGCTTCCCCAGTACGTTTTGAAGCCCTGATTTGAGCTTACTAGGTCAGCTTGATAAGGTGTATTAAATCACTGCTCAAAAGCCTTTAAAACAGTATCAGAGCGTGATAATAAGTTTACTAAGGTTAATGTCAGCACTAGTATAATATAAGTTTTCATCTAATCCCCTCTTAAAACAATATTCTCACACTATGCATCATAATGCAATAGCCAAACGAAATAAATATTTGTCAAGCGGTTACTCATAAATTCGTAACTGGTAAGGCCTCAATATTGCACTAGCAAAGCATGTGCCAATTGGAAGATCCCCCCCCCTAAAGAAACATGGCATGAGTTTTGCTTATGCAAAGCCAACATCCAGCGTATATTCCAGCTTAGAAAATGTTTTGGCATGATCTTTGCGTTATATACAGCTTAATTCTTTTTTGCTACAATGAGGGTAAGACAAGCGCAAAAGGGCGAGCTTGAAAAATAAGCCCAATAGTAATCATGATTAGGGAAGGAGCGAGCTTAAAAAAATAGGCACAGTTATTGCATCTGCAAGCCCCATGCCAAGCCAAAAAAACTCCCCGAAGGGAGCTTAGCGACTTGGAGAGTTATAAGATGTTGACTGTAGTGGCTGCTGCTTTAAGCATGTTGGGCTTTAGAATGCAGTCGGTTAACATTTGAAGTTGACCATTATCCTCAACGCTTAGACCGAAGTGGTTGAAAAGCATGTCATTGACTAGAGTAGTTTCGTCCCCCTTCCATCCCATGTCATTCAGCTCATAGTCAAGGTCTGAAAACAATGCCACGAACTCCCTTTGTTGTTTCTTGTTAAGCATTCTAAGTATTTGTAATAAGTAAATCATATGGCTCCATTTGTTGTGTTGTCGTATGCTATAGCGTGTCAAGATAAAAGGCTATCTTAGCCTCTCTCCTTCAATGTCAGTTTCAGAGCTTGTCCGAAGATAGTGAAGCTCTTTGTGCTTAGTGCAGTACCCAAGCTCGACCGACACTGCCTGATCATTTATCCGCACGTCTTGCTTAATCCATCTGTACCCTCTCGGAACCTTGTCTTCAGTAAGTGATAGGCTTAAATCATTGCATACATTATAAAGCTTCATGTTATCCCCTTGTTGCGTTGTGTTATTTGCTTACTAAGATACTACACCCATTCGATGTTTCTGTCAACTTTCCCCTTGATGTCCTCATCTTAGCATTTTTGATTCAAAGTGTCAAATTATGCTGCAAGTCCCCGTCATTATTGACTTTGCTGCGAATCGTTACACCTATGGTATGATGAGGGTAAGAAACAAACAAGGGGAAAACAATGGTACGATTTAAAACAAAGGCAGACAACAAAGGTAAGGAAGGGAATGAAGTTTATCACATTGTAGCTACAAGGTCACTGGATGTCATACAAGATCACTGGACTAAGACTAATACCATCCTAGGCGTTATGATACGAAAAACTTATAAGACACTAAACGGAGCTACTAAGGGAGTCAAGGAAGGCGAGACCATTCTACTAGAGAAACCAATGGGAATCTAATAGCAATAATCATGCCAAGGACTAGGCATGACCTTTGCATCTGCAAGGCCTGTGCCAAGCCAGTGCATGCAAGGCCGGTGCCAAGTGGCCCATGCAAGAACGATGCCAAGCCACGGACGGCTGAGCTGTGCGGCTAGGGGGGGGGGGGGTGAGGGGGATGAGAGTGTGGAGTTGAAGGTGAATATGCTCCACAATATATTTCCCACTTTATAGTTAGACTGTCACAATAATTCTTTGATCAACGCAGAGGTAGCTACTTGCACAAGCGTTGGTTGGCTGCTATGCTCATCCCACGTTACAATAGCTTTGAACCCTCTTGACATGTCCATGTCGTAACCACTAGGAAAAACGCTTCGCTCATGCCAGTCTTTTAATAGCTTAGCATATTCTTCTCCAGTTACCCATTTAATCTTATAATTCATAATAACTCCTGCTCTAAGCTACTGAGTTCAGTAATAGTCCAGCAATCTGGCACAAACCCAGATAGTCTATAACCGGGATGCCTTACAACTTCGTAAGATACTAATCCTCCAAACTCGGCATAGGTATTAACCTTACTAGAGATTCTTTTAACAATTATACTAGATTTAAAGCTTGTTGTGCTATCAGAACCAGTATACCAAGTAGCTTTATACCAGACATCTATTTTCATAGTAGTTCAACTTCTAAACTGCTAAGTTCTTCTATTATTTCCCAATCATCTGGGTATAAGTGCATGAAATATGATTGGTTTAGTAGGTCGTCTCCCATTTTAATAATCTGGGCTTTATAGTAATATTCGTTATGTGAGTATATCATAGGCTCTTGTACAATTTTAATAGTATAGATTACTTCATCCCATGGGTCGTATACGGAATTACCCAACTTATATAACTTACCAAGCTTTAGCGTCACAGTAGTTCCTGCTCTAAACTACTTAATTCCATTACATTATCACAGTATTCTTTAGATATGACCGTGGTAGTTATTTTAGAAATTTGTTTATCATAGATATATACTAAGAAAGCCGCAGGGCCATAGCGTTCATATGGCTTTACATAGTACTCTCCATGGTAGTGCCATACCTTATACCAGCGATTAAGCTTCATATACTATTTCCTATCTACTTGAAATTTCAGAATAACTCCCTTCCAAGTCCTGTGTTCTTAAAGAAAAATACATGCTTCTCTGCTCTCTTAAACTCTTGAGTTTTAGCAACTTGCCTATAATCCCCATATAATCTCTGGGTAAGTATTCTTATGTTAGCATCTGCTGTAATTAAATAACTGGAATTATTAAGCATTAACTCCACACATCGTTGGAATAGGATTAAACTAGCCTCTTCTGTGGATATTGTATTCCAGTTATTGATTATACTCAACCTAATTCTCTGCCGAGAGAGCTTGAGTATAAGTTTTTTCTAATACCAGATACTTGCTCAAGTACATCTATTATTTCTTGTGCTGACATTCCAACAACTTGATCATCTAATTCTTCTGTGCATTCAGTATTATTAATAAGATAGTTAATTAATTTAATCTGTTTGTTATTATTCATATTACTCCCTTATTGTTACTGTAAATCCAATAAGTCTCCCATCTTTTATTCTCTTTTTTATAACAAAAGCTCCACCTTGCATGTGGGTATTGATTAGAACCCCTCTACCCGGAAGATATGGGGCTACTTCTACATTGGTTTCCCCATCTCCTACTAAGTCAAAGGTTCTATCTAAGGTATTAAAGGGGTTAAGTGGGTCTACTGGAGTGATGTCTTTAGTCTGTCCCGTGGAAGCGTCTAGCTCTAGTACAGGGGATTGTGCAAAGAATTGACAATCTCCGATAAAAAGTACCCCACTATGTATGGTTCCTTTAAGATCTTGCTTTTTTTTCCGTGTTCTTTTAAGTTTAACTGTCACTTGTAACCTCTGGTTATATTAATTCTTTAAGTAAGCTGGGAGGATCGTATATATCTGATGTATGTATGATACAATATCCCTTTTTATGTAAGTATTCAAAAACAAAATCCTCGTCAAAATCCTTTCCTGTGTATATTACATAGCATTTAAAATGTTCTGACCATACAACTTGCCCATGTTTTAGTTCAAATAAGTTTAATTTTTTGCCTTTCTCCTCAAACATACAACACTACCTTTAATTTTGCTCTTATCGCTAGTAATTTCAATAGCATCTTCCATTGCTTTCTCAACTAACTTCTTACCTACGTGTTCTTTTAGAAAATCTTCAAAGTCAGAGCTTAAATATTTTTGATTTAGTACTGATTGTTCGTATTCCAACTCAATAAACCAATCACTTATCCACTCTTCCAATGCTCTTTCACGCATTTCTGTACAGTTCCAATGTTTTTGATCGGTCATCTGTGCAATCCTGCGTAGTGCTTTTAGGGCATCTTTCATTTACGTAAGCTCTAGAAGGAGTGGAGTTTCTTTTTTCATATTTTCAACAAACTTAAGATAGTTATGCTTAGTTTCAGGACTTACTAAGTAAACATATCCATTTTCTCCACCGTCAAATACCTCATCAGTCCATAAATATGCAATATCACAAGAAATATATGGAGTGGTCTCTACTTTAAAACCAGAAAAGTATATTGTTAAAAACGTATCTTTATTAAACTTAATCATATCTGTCACTTTTTACCTTTGTGAGCGTACTTTGATGTGTCACTGCGGCACAAACTTAGCTACACTTCATAAAATCATTCGTCACGTATTATAACTGGCTATTCTTCATCTTTTAGGCCAAAACTTACTGGTCCAAAATTACTCAGATTATAGCTGGTTAATATAGCCTGTGCAAGTTGATTAGCATAGTGACGAATAATAGCCTCATCTCCTGAGAACTCCCATAATGCAAGCTCTAGAACTACTGTTCCGGGAGTTATCATTACTTTCTTTTGTTTATTTAATGCTTTGCGTCTAACTTGTTGTTTTTTCATTCTACCTTCTAAGGGGGTTATACCACAAATAGGATAATTTGTATAGCTTTGTCTTCAGGTGCGATTTTGATGCAGGATGCAGAAAAAAGCACCCTTATAGTATACGGGGAATTAGCATATGCCTTGCTTTATGCTATATTATAATTATGAAAAAGAAAAGATGGTCTAGTTTAAAAGAAAAGCTATCTTGCAATAGTCCCAAAAGAACTCCCGGTGAAAATAAGTCATGGGTAGTTAAGGGTTGTGAGGGTGGAGAGGAGAAAATCGTAAGATTTGGAGATCCTGAAATGCCAGACAAGTCATATAACCCAGAACGTAGAAAAAATTTTCGCGCCCGCCATAAGTGTGGTCAGAAAAACACTAAACTATCTGCTCGTTATTGGAGTTGTAAGAAATGGTAGATCCTAGAAAACAAGCTTTAGAAGATTTTGCAAAAAAAGTTGAATTAGGAGACTACTCCACTACTACTATGGTATCTCCAGAAAAAACTTTATTTAATCAAGGACTATCTGCTAGGGATGTTGCTGAAAAGACATTGGCTAAGAAAGTATTAGATAATACAGGTATATCTATTCCAGATAATGGAAGTATTAAGCAGTTAGAAGAATTTTTAGGTAGAGTAGCCAAGGAGCGATACCCTGAAATAGATCCTAATATCAGAATATTACAAGAAAATGAAAAAAATTACCTAAAAGGTAATAAGGGATTATACGGGAAATTAAAAAGCGGAAGCCCTATTATAGCCTTAAATAGAAAGATTTTGCAGTCTGGGGATATCTTAGATCCAGTGGCTACTCTTCTACATGAACTTGGGCATCAGTATGATGAAGAACAATTAGGCTACGAACTGCCTAAAGAATTAAAGAACATAAATAATAAATCTCAATTAAGTAAAGAAAAAGCATATGCACTTGCTAAAAAGTCCCTACCTAGATCACTAGATCCCTCTGATTTTTATGAAGCAGCTGCCGAAGGTCATCATGCTAGTATTCCTAAGTTACGTGAAGGTAGCTATGGTCTTGGTGCTTTGAAGAGTTACCTTAAATCTGGTACATTTAAAGGGATTGCCCCGATATTAGCAAAGGGCGTTGCTGCAGGTGCTGGTGGTCTAGTTAGTTTAGCATCAGAAGCCGCTGGTGCAGAATCAACCGGAGAAGCCCCTGAACAAGCTGCCATGCTAAGGGATATTGATCAAAGTAATAGAGAGAAGAAGATATTAGAAGCTATACCTGAGCAAAATCGCCAACAAGTTCAAAAAGACCTAGAAGATCAAAGACTTGGAATTAAAAGAAATGTTTTGGAAGGAATGCTAAGGAAATAGTATGGCTGAAAAAAGGCTTTCTGATGAAGAAATACTTAGAATGATTGAAGAATTTGAATTCATGACTCCAGAAGAAAAAAGTGCTAATTTTTTAGGTAAGGGTAGTTTAAAAACTACATATAAATTACCAAATTCAGATTATGTAATAAAAAATCCAAGGTATAGAGAGGATGATTTAATAAAAGATTACATAACTCATAAGCAATTAGCTAAAACAGGCATTCCTACAGAAGTTCCCATTTTAATAAAACGACCCGATAAAAAAGCTGTTTTAATACAAAGAAGATTATCTGCTCCAGAAATTGAGGACGTACAAGCTTTAGAAAATAAAGCAAATTCAAAATTTTTAAAACATACCGATATTCATGCAGATAATGTCGGATTAGATGAAGCTAAAACTGCAAAAGTATTTGATTCCGGACCATTTGTAGAATCTTGGAGAACCTCCGATACTATGAAAAATTCTAAGGGCTTAAGTATAAATGATTTATTAGAAAAACCGAGGGAAGCTGCGGCTAAAAAAATAATTAATTTAAAAAGTCCAAAGATTTATCGCTCAATACCTCTTGTAGGTCCAGCTATTGGCGCAGGACTTGCTGCTTTATCTGGTGAGGCAAATGCTGCTTCCGCTCTACCAATACTTGGAGAGGCTGATTCTTTAGGGCCAGAGCAAGGCATGGAAGATTATGAAATTGAAAATCCACAAGCTAATCCAGCTGCTCGTCGTGCTGCATTAAATTCAATCCTTAAGAAATAACACCCTTATATATTAACAGACTGTCACATAGATACCAATAGGCTCTAAGTGCTTTACTTATAAGGACATTATGAAAAAATACCTAGATGCATTTCCTGCAATCTTATTACTCGCATTTTTTATTTATATTGCTATTAATCCCATCAGTGCTGGTCCAATTGTTGGCTTTGTAGCATCCTCTGTATTATTTGCTTATCAGCAATACCTATTTAGAACTGAGCAGCCCGATATTCTTGGAGAGCTTGAACTGCTTCGTAAAGAAACTGATGAGCGAGTTATGAAAATTCAGACTAAGGCTGAAATTGAATTAACACAGCTTAGAGATGATGTTGCTAAATTTAGTTTAAACATGGCAAGAGTTCCGGGTACACTTGACCGTCCAAAAGATAGACCTAAAGTTCAATTCTAAGGATAGTATGAGCGTATACCACCAACTTGATAATCTTGAAATTGAAAAGCTTAGAAAAAAAGTAGCTGAACTTGAACTAGAACTATCTAAAGCTCATTCATTACTACAGGACAATGATTTATTTGAAGATTTACCTACAATTTCTGATGAAGAAGTAATTTGTGTCAGTGAAATTCATAAGTTAAGAATCGCGTCAGATAATGGAATTCTCACTTTAGAGGATGTTAAAGTATTAGATCTACTTGTTAAAAATCTTCTTGCAATTAGAGGAAAGCCAATAGAGGAAAAGAAAGAGAAGAAGAAGGGTGCTAAATCTGTTGCCGAGCTTCTCAGCATTGTTGATAGAAGATGAGTGAAAAAAAAGAAAGACCTATTTCTAGAGACGAAGCCGTTGTTCAATTATGGGAGCATGCTGTCTTAGATTATAAATTAACAGAGCCTCAGAAAATTATTAAGAAAGGCATTCTTGAAGATAGTAGTAAGATAAGTGTAGTAATGTGTGCCAGACGATTAGGTAAAAGTTATTTAGCTTTATCCATGGCAATAGAGGCATGTCTAAAAGTTCCAGATACTATTGTTAAGTATGTGTTTCCTAAACAAAAAGCTGCCAAGAAAAACATTATTCCAATAATGAAAACTATTTTGGAAGATTGTCCAAAGCATTTACGTCCTATATTCATGGCGGCTGATCTACTGTATAAATTTCCAAATGGAAGTGAGCTGCAAATGGCTGGTTCGGATAACGGTAACATTGAAAGTATTCGAGGTGGTAACTCTAGTTTAAATATTGTAGATGAGGCTGGATTTTGTGATGATTTAACATATGCAGTTAGATCTGTACTTGCTCCAACTACAAAGTTAACGCAGGGTAGAACAATTCTAGTTTCAACTCCTTCAAGATATGAAGATCACGAGTTTGTACAGGATTGGGCTTTAAAGTATCAAGCAGAAGGTCGTATTAGAGTATTCACTATTTTTGACAACCCGCAATTTACAGAAGCAATTATCAAAGACGCTTTAGATGATTACCCAGATGGTGAGAAAGATCCGGGGTTTAGGCGTGAGTATATGTGTGAAATTGTAAGAAGTGCAGATACTTCTATTCTACCATCATTCAGTTCTGACGTTGAAAAAGTTATCGTAAGATCGGATTATCCTAGACCTATATTCTATGACTCCTATGTTTCTATGGATATTGGGGGATCTGACTTAACAGCTGTTTTATTTGGATATTATGATTATCTAAATGCTACTACTGTAATTGAAGATGAGCTTATATTCGGTAAAGAAGTAAATACAAAAGCAGTTGCAGAAGCAATAAGAATAAAAGAATCTCAACTATGGAGAAATACCATAGATGAGAGTATAATTCCACCATATCTAAGAATTGCTGATAACAACAATTTAATTATGTTAACAGATTTACAAAGAGATCATGGGATAACTTTTATTCCAACTAGAAAAGATAACAGGGAAGCTGCGATCAATGCTTTAGACGTAGCGTTATCTCAGCATAAGGTAGTAATTCATCCAAGATGTACTCATACCTTATATCATATGAAATTTGCTAGGTGGGATAAGAATAGAAGAAATTTTTTAAAGATTAAAGATTCTCCATCAGGTCAAATTAAAGGTGGACACGCGGATGCCCTAGCTGCTATAATCTACCTACATAGAAATATAATAAAAAGTAAAAATCCATATCCAGCTGGGTATGGAGATGTCTCTGGATCTGGCGTATTTACATCTCAGCTTAAAAAAGATGAATTAAAAGACAAGTCTGTGAAATCATGGCTATCTAGTATGGTTTGGAGAAAAGATAGTACTAAGTAGTTGATTATTCAGCGTATCATTTGCATATAGCACCCTTAGTTAATAGAAAAGTAAAGGAATTTACATGGCTTATTATGATAAAAATGAATATTTTGCAGCAAGTGATGATGAGACATTAGTCCTTTATTTACAAAAAAAATCAGATGCTTGGTTTAATTCTCTTATATCTACAGATTATTTAGATAAGATTAAAAGAAGTTGGCAAGCATACTACGGCTTCTTCTATGAAGGTGGCCATGCTATTACCTTTGGTGGAGAAACTGGAGAATTAGTAAATCTACCTATGAACCATTATGGGAACATTGCAAGTCATATCCTAACTATGGTTACTGCTACTAGACCATCTTTTCAAGCAAGATCTGTTAATACTGATGTTAGATCTCAGATTCAGACAAATCTAGCCAATGGTCTTTTAGAATATTACATGCGGGATAAAAGATTAGAACAAGATTTAAAAAGAGCTGTTGAATATGCTATTGTTATGGGCGCGGGCTATATTAAAATGGAGTGGAACGCTACTACTGGTGAAGTGTACGACTTTATTGAGCCAGAATATAAGCCGCTTGTTGACGAAAGTGGAAACATGCAATACGGTCCTGATGGAGAAGTTATATTTGAAACTGACGAAGATGGCGAAAAGGTTGAACTTAGAGCAGGAGTTCCATTATACAGCGGTGATATTATATTTAATGTTATGTCGCCTTTTGATGTAGTTTTTGATCCAACTAGATCTGATAGTAATCATGATTGGCAGTTATGTAGAAGTTTTAAAAATAAATTTGATTTAATTGCTAAATATCCAGAATTTTCTGAAAAAATTAAAGCTTTAAAAACTAAGTCTGACTTAAATACTACTCGTATTACTATGTCAGCTTATGATGAAACTACAGATGTTCCAGTTTATGAATTTTTTCATAGACCTACAGAATCACTGCCTAAAGGTAGATATGTTCTATATCTAGACAATGATATTGTTCTTGAAGATACAGTATTGGTATATAAAAAACTTCCTGTATTTAGAATTGCTTCTAGAGATATTATCGGTACGCCTTTTAGTTATACAGCTATGTTTGACCTATTACCAATTCAAGATGCTGTAAACTCTCTCTATTCTACTATTATGACTAACCAAAATACGTTTGGTGTTCAAAACGTATATGTAGAAAGAGGGTCTGATGTTCAGATGGAACAGATTTCAGATGGACTAAACTTTATTCAAGGTAATCCGGGATTTCAACCTCCTAAAGCTTTAAACCTAACGTCTACTCCTGCAGAAATATTTAACTTTTTAAAAATGTTAGAATCTTCAATGGAAACTATATCTGGAGTAAATTCGGTTGCTCGTGGTAATCCAGAGTCTCAGCTCAAGTCGGGTAATGCTCTAGCATTAATTCAATCCCAAGCTTTGCAGTTTATTTCAGGACTTCAGCAGTCATACATACAATTAATTGAAGATGTTGGTACAAATGTTGTAGAACTTCTTAAAACTTTTGCAAAAACTCCTAGAGTTGCTGCAATTGCTGGTAAATCTAATGTAACTTACATGAAAGAGTTTACATCAGATGACCTTAGCTCTATTACAAGAGTTATTGTTGACGCAGGTAATGCTCTTGCTCAAACTACGGCTGGAAGAGTAGAAATGGCATCTCAAATGATGCAAATGAGTATTATTACTACTCCTGAGCAGTATATATCTGTTATTAATACAGGTAAATTAGAAACCATGACAGAAGGTCAGAACAAGGAGTTATTGCTTGTTAGAGCTGAAAGAGAACGCCTTGTGGACGGTACGACTCCCGTGGTGGCTGTACTTACTGATTCTCACTCATTGCATATTAGAGAGCATAAGGCTGTTCTCGCAGATCCTGATTTACGTATGGATGCGCAGCTTGTTCAACGAACACTTGCCCATATCCAAGAGCACATTGATATCTTATCTGATCCTAATGTTGCTAATATTCTTACTTTGTTAGGCGAAACACCCCTAGGCCCAGTTGGTGGAGGAATCCCTTCTCCTCAAGCTGCAGCTCCTCAACAGCCTAATCAGCAAGGTCAAGAACAAATTCCTCCATTATTAGAAAATCCAGAAGCACAGTCTGTTGCTGTACAACAAAATATGGGACCACTACCTAGTCCAGCACAACCAGCTGGAGTAGCTCAGGGTATCTTACCTGCACAACCAACCACGCCAGAACAACTGGCTATAAATAACTTAGGAGTATAGTATGGCTAAATGTGGATCAAAAAAAGGTAAAGGCAAGAAAGGTAAGTAGTATGCCAGCAAAAATAGTTCATCAGTTAAAAAAGGAAAAGAAAAGTGCCCGCATCCAGTAAGAAACAATTTAAATTCATGAAAGCGGCTGAGAACAATCCTGACTTTGCTGAAAAAGTTGGAATTGAGCCAGAAGTAGCTAAGGAATTTACCAAGGGTAATGTAGGCAAAAAACGCTTTGCTAAACTTAAGGAGAAAGTAAGTGGAAAAAAAGAGTAAGAAAACTTTAGAAGATTATTACACAAACGAGCTTTTACAAGATCCTTATAAGGAAACTACAATTTCTGATATGGCTGAAGCGCAAGATCCAGAAGCTATGAGTCGTGCAGTGCAAAAACAAAAAAAGCAAAAATCTTATTTTGAGAGACTTAAAAGTAAACTTGATAAGGGCATGTAGTGTATGAGTGAAGCTAATAAAAAAGCAAGAAGACCTCCCGGGTATAAACCATTTTGGGAGAGTGAGGAAGAAAATCCGAAGGAAGTTTCTCCCAGTTCTTCTTATGATTGGACTGGATTAAAAAAAAGAATATTCGGGGATAAGCTTGCAGCAGATGTTGCGGAAGAAGAAGCTAGAAAATTAAAAGAAAGATATAATAAATAATAATTTAAATATAGACTTATCCCACTAATTT